GGCTGCCGGAAAGTGAACGGGTATGCTCCGGAATATGTACGTACCGACATAAGCTGGCTGAAGCTGGTCCGAAGGTGGAGGAATGGGATGTCGACCAGATTGTAGAATATATCACTGCCAAGCATGACAAGAAGTTCACACTTGATTTTATAGAATATGCCCGTAAATATATCGCTCTGATCAGGACGCAGGGAAGAACCGGAACTGCCAAAGCTCACCAGACAGCCATTAATGCTCTGGAACGCTTTGTCGGTGGAAGCCTTGATATAAATTCCATCAACCTTTCATTTCTAAAGAAGTTTGAAGCGTTTATTCTTTCTGAGCCTAAGTTATACTTCAATCGTAAGGATGGTATGGTTGCTCTGGAAGGCGAAAAGGCTAAAGCATCGGTCACATCTTACATGTCGACTTTGAAGTTTATACATCGTATGGCCAAGGATGAGTTCAACGACGAAGAAAACGGCGTGATCAATATTCCCTTGTCGCCATTTGCAAAGTATTCTATACCCAGACCGAATACTCCTAAGCCGAGGGCTCTTACTATAGAGCAGGTTCAAAAGATCATTGACCTGCCATATAAGACTTATCCCAATTCTTTGTATAACCTGGCAAAGGATGTGTTCCTTTTGTCATTCGGGCTTATGGGTATGAATACGGCAGACATGTATGAAGCGAACAGGGTAGAGGATGGTGTATTAATCTATGAGAGAAAGAAAACACGTACCCGCAGAAGTGACAGAGCGGAGATGAAGGTTAAGGTAGAGCCGGAGATTATGTGTATAATGGAACAGCATAAGGGGCATGATTCTTTGTTCTCTTTCCGTGAGAGGTTTTCCGATCCGAAGAATTTCAATGGTTTGGTAAATCGGGAACTAAAGACGATTGGGGCTGAAATCGGTGTTCCTGACCTGAACTTCTATTATGCCCGTCACACGATGGCGTCCATTTGTGCCAATAGGCTTGGGATTGATATTGCACGTGTGGACGAAATGCTGAACCATAGTGATCCAAAGCTGGCACTTGCGAGGGTTTACATTGAAAAGGACTTTAAACCGCTTTGGGAAGCAAACCGTAAACTGATAGATTTATTTGATTGGAGTTTCTATACAAAAGAAAAGCCGGAGGATTGACCTTCGGCTTAATTTATTTGAATGCTTTTCCTATTCTATCCCCAGATACCCATCCGTCACCGAACTGACAGTTCTTGATGTCTACAATATAGACTCCCTTTATCTCCAATCCTTTACTTTGTGCTTCTTCTAGATATGTACGTGCATAAGCATCAAAGTTTGCTCCAGAATAAGCGTCTACGGCAAGGATGAGAAAGTTTGCGTCGGTCAGTTCGCCTTTGTAGATTCCTATATCGGCATCCACAAGACTCTGAACGTATCTGTCGGCTTTATCCTTCTGTTCCTGGGATGGCTTGTTCCCTCCGCAGCCAAACAATGATATTGCCAGTATAGTCAGCAGTATTTTCTTCATGGATTTAGATAGTTAGTTTGTTCTTTAATTCGTTATATAAATCAGGATTTCTCATGTCCTCCCAATAATACTTTTTGTATCTGCTCCTGCTGAATCCTTCCTTACTCTCATAGACAAGAATACATTCCTTATCACACAAAACAATCACCGAAGATAGAAGTAACTTGGCATAAGAGAATGCCTGAAGAAAGGCTGATTCTATTTCATGGTTGTTCTTCATGTGGTATTTTGCTTCAATCAATACCTTTGCTTTTTCTTCTTCTGGCTTGTTGTCATAATGAAGTGCATAATCCGGGAATATACGATGTCCTCTCCCTGCATGGATTGGCAACTGACGAATGTAGTCTTTATGCTCATACCACCCCATTTCATTCAACAATGGCTCCAGTAGTTTTTTCTCTACATCTTTTTCCTCCTTAATGACTATTCCTTCAGGTAATGAAGGGGTGTAAATCTGTGGAAGTACGGATATGTCAAATCCTTTTCCTTCTATCATTCTCATGAGTTCTGCATAATCTTTTCCCGTGACTGGCCATCCGTTGACTCCTTGAAAGTTCTTTCTCACAAGCGGATGATCTGAAAAGTATCTATCGGCTTTTAGTTCCTTTAAAGAGATATGCGGAATTTCGATTCTGTCCCCTATATAAGTATTGCTATAATAATGGAAGAAAGGATCTATAACTCCATCTGTTTGCGCAATCCACAAACAGGTAATTGCACTAACAGGGGAAGTTTCATAGTGGACAAGAATATCTCCTCTCTTTGTGTCTTTGCTGGATTGCCAGAATCCGGTAGTCCATTCTTTACCATATCCCTTAATTAATCCTCCAATAAACCATGCCGCGGATGGTTTTGGCATTTCTGTATTATCTTCTTTGGTCAGGAGGTTTGGAACATAATCGTACATGAATGCGCTTAACTCATCAGGAGATAAACCGTTCTCGATTCTGAATTGATAGAATATCTTGCATAGTTCCCAATAATACATGCACCTAACTTTATAGTCTGGCTTCGCTGGTATTGGAGGTAATTCTATTTCAAAGTAGTCCGCAAGCCTTGTAAGCTGATAAAACTCATCTATGTAGATATAAGGGAAGAAATATTCTCCAAACAAATAATTCAACTCCATTGACAGGAATGGTACATACTCTAACATCCTGTCAAAGTCACCAATCTTTAGAACTTCCTCTGATTCTATTATCAGACCGGTGGATATGATTTCCTCATACATTTTTTCGGCATCATCCAGGGATTTTAATTCTGTACCTTCATATTCTGATACTTTATAGCACCAGAAATCTTCCAGTATTTCGCAAATCATTTTAGAATTGACCCCATCTTTAATTTGGGGATTATATTTCTCAAAAAGACGTTCTTCTTCTATCCACTCTTTTCTGTCTGAAAAGGCGGATATGGCGGACTTTCCTTCAGGAGAGTTCTTATATAAATTCCAAAGATATTGATTGAATTTCATGGTTATAATTGTGTTTTGACAGACAATATATTTTCTACGATGAACATCTTCCTAATTTTCCCTTTGTGAAGTTTTATGTCATCATATTTTGGATTTTCGCTTCGTAGGATAATATAGTTTTCTTCATCTGGCTCATAACGGCGAATATATTTTATCATACGATATTCATCCAACAGTATGAGATACATTTGTCCATAGAATATATCCTCCAAATTATGAATCTCGCGGATAACAACCATATTCCCATCAAAAATGCGTGGCTCCATACTGTCTCCATTTGCTCGTATGATTTTGGAATCCTTACTGATATTTGGCAGGTTTACAGAGCCGATAATGTTTTCTTGCGTGAAATAAATATCCCGTTGGTCTGTTCCACAAGTTGCATCAATATCATAGACAAGAGTGCCGGAATAATCACCTTCCTTTATATCGTTTTGGGAAATGGATGATTCTATTTTTTTATTATCAACTTTTTTCAGCATTTCGCCATGCTCTTTAATAAGCCAATCAACATTAAAAATACCTCCAAAAGCATTATTGAAGCGTGCAATAAAATTTGGTGTAAGATATTTCTCGTTTCCATTAAATGCACGAGAGATATTTTCTTTCTTTACGCCCATAACATCAGCAACATCTTGTTGGGTGTGTACAGTACCGTTACTACGCAAAAATTCATACGCTTTTTTTATTCGTTCTTTTGCTTCCATATCAACTTTTATTAGTATATTTGTAGCTGTAACAAGTACGAGGTGTTACAGGAACAAGTTGGTTAAACATTCCTCCGAGGAGGTTTAATATATGCACCCATGATAGCTCGTACCTATTATGGGTGTTTTTAATATTACTCTTATGAAAGAAGTATTTATAGCATGTACATTACTTTGGATTCCTTTTATCATATTGGGTATTGCAGCGTTCATAAAAATACTCCGTAAAGAGCCTAATTCTCACAACGATGATTTTAACCCTTTTGAGGAATCTAATAAGCTTATTCGGCACGGAATAGACTTATATCGTGAAATGATGGAGGAAAAGGAGCGCACTGTCAGAGAAAACTCCGATTCTTTCCATTCTAAGCCTTAATTTCCTTTTGAATGCGTCATCAAACAGCTTGTCCCCAAAGCGTGTTTCAAGTTGTTTGAGTTGATTAATGATATAATCCACGTCATTCTTCTTCCGGTTCTTTTCTGCTGCATCAAGCATCATACAAATCGACAGCCTAATATCTTCCATATTATTCATTTCCGTAGCCAAATGCAATAAACGTGCTTCAATGTAAACTATAGTATCTGCATTATGAATCACGTGTCTGTCGCTTATCTCCTTCAATTTTTCTTCTATCTCATTTTTAAGCTCCTTTCTCAGTCCGAACATATTAAATGCAAAAAGGACAGAGATAATCGCCACTATCAAAGAAAGCATGGTCATTATAGTATCCAGCAAAGTCCATGTTATAGGTTCATATTTACATAGCCATAGCATTATAGATATGACGCTTATCACTATTGAGGCCATGCTTAGTCCTAACGCCCAATTATCTTTCTTCATATAATAATGTATTAAGAAACTTAATAGTTAAACAATGTTTATATACTAAATAAAGTTGACATTTTATTTTAAATATCAACTAAAGTTAGTATATTTGCATATCGAAACTAAGATACGAAACAAATATACGAAATAATAATAGTAAAACCAACTAACCCTCACACGATTATGAGTACGAAAATCAAAAACCAATTAAAAGAAGTCATGCTGATGGCGTGGACTTTCGTAAAGAGAAACGGTTTCTCTATGAGTGAAGCGTTGAAATGCGCTTGGGCTAACATGAAGCTGAAAGCAGCTATGAAGCAGAGAATAGTTAAGTTCTACTTCAAGAAGGTAGACGGCAGCATCAGAGAGGCCTACGGTACACTGAAAGAAAACCTGATACCTGCGACAAGTGGTGATAACAGAAAGAAGAATGACACCGTTCAGGTGTACTTCGATACAGAGAAACAAGAATACAGATGCTTTAAGAAAGCTAACCTTTTAAATATCGCATGACTATGAGAGCAACAGAAGTCAGTAACAAGTTAGATGAACTCTACAGCGAGTTAGAATCTGTTAGAGGCATGTCAGAATCAGAAGTTTGCAGCAAATACAATGCAGACTGCAAGCAAGACATTGAAGATATTATCGAAGAAGAAATAGAGGCGTTGAAGTCTTACGATTGCGATGATTACAGCGAAGATGACGGCATGGACTACATCAACCTGCAACAGTCACAAGGATTGCCTGTAATATGCTGGTAACAAATATACCCTGCTGACGGACTGAACGGCAACCGATAGCGAGAATCGGGCAGGGTTCTACTTGATTGGTTCTTTGACATGATGGGAATTTTAGGCTTACCGTTAAGCCTGACGTGAAACGGACGACTGAGTAGCGATAACGGCTGGGTGAAAAGAGTATGAGTAATGGACTGCACTAAGCAAACGCAGCATACGAATCACACAGATAACAAAAACGACTTATACGATTGCAGGTGGCCGTAGGCCGGCTACAAAGACAATCTTCACTGATTAGACACCAGCAAGAACTATATATCCCGTGGCTTATCAAAGGTTTGGTAAGCAGTAAGGCAACCACCGGAACGCCCACGGGGACGAATTTTAAAACGCACGATTATGAAAAAACTTCTTTTTCTCTGTGCATTATCAGTGGTGGTGATGCACTTCAATCAAGACCTATCCGCTATGTATTGGGTTGGTCTTACCGGATTTACATTAACAAGTATATTAATTGCAAAAAGATTAGATGATGAACGAGCTGCAAGAAATAATAAAAAGCATCTGTGATGACTTTGCAGACATCAATGCTATACTGGCGGCTCGTTCTCGTGAGCTTGACAGACGCGAGCTGTTCGACAAAGAGATAGAAACAGAAATCAATAACATTAAAAAGAATAGACATGAAAACAAATGAAGAATTGCGGGGAATGACGCAGGATGAACTTGTGGCATACGCACAGAATTTACAAAGTGAATCTGAGGAATACCAAAAATCAATGTTTTACTATATGGAAGAAAAGAAAAAGATTGAATCGAAGTTTGAGAGTTTCAAGAACATGGTTAAATCGTTGGTCATTTTAGTTGATTAGTTTTTATGAGTTATAAAAAATGGGTAAGTGCCGGGCTCTGAGGTTCGGCATTTTTATTGGCAGGTAGTTCAGGCGGTAGAACACCATGTATGGGTTAGCATGGAAGTCACGGGTTCAAGTCCCGTTCTGTCAGCAAACAATCAAATACTAAAACTATGGTAAGAGAAATTACAGTAGACGAAAATTACCAGACAGTACGGCTGTTTGACGCAATGAAGAAAGGGGACATCTACAAGGTTCCCTACGACAAGAAACGGCATAACGGAATCAAGCTGGAAGCCTCACGCCGCAATCGTGACCTCCGGCTGATCGGAATCTTAAAGAACAAAATGGACGTGAAGTACAGGGTGTCGGCAACAGAATATCCGGGCTTCTCAGCAATTATCTGCTTAAAATAAGGAGGTGCTTATGGAAATAGATGCATGGCAGTTGCAAGTCCTAATCAGAGAGGCTGCAAAAGAGGCTGTTGCTGAGTTTGCGAGGCATCTTGAACCATCTAAGGACGAAATTACTTATAGTCAGGCATGTAAGGAATTTGGAGAAGGATGGTTAGACCATCAAATAGCTATCGGTGCAGCCAAATGGTTTCGTAAGGGTGTATATAAGAACTCCCCTAAAATCTTTTCACGAAAAGAGCTGAAGGCTTTGAAAGAGGGGCCTTCAAAAGTATTGAGAAATTGTTTTTAAAATAAGTGTATTATGAGTTTGATTAAGAAATCTAATGAATTGGTAATTCCTTCCACCGTTAAGATGATGATTTACGGTCAGGCAGGTATGGGAAAAGCCCAGCCTTTGTATTGTCAAGTATTAACCCCTCATGGGTATAAGAAACTTGCTGATATTTCAATTGGCGATAAGGTTATGGGCAAGGATGGAAAAATCCAAGAAGTTATCGGTGTATATCCGCAAGGTGTTCGACCTGTGTATAAAGTAACAACAAATGATGGGGCTGTTACCTATTGTGATGAAGAACATATTTGGAATGTTCGTGCAAGTTCTGGTAACAGTAGAAAAGCAGGTTTTAAAAATCTGACTTTAAAAGAGATGTTATCAAAAGGAATTGTCTGTAAACAGACACCAAGAGAGGAGCGTACCGGAAGAAAGGCGATGCCACGATTTGAAATTCCTGTGGCGGATGCAATGGAATTTCCAGAACGGGAATATGAAGTCAGTCCTTACATTCTTGGTGTTCTTATAGGTGATGGTTCTTTGACTGGAAGCGTTGCATTATTTTCAAATCCTGATATAGATAGCCAAATTGCAGAAACGATAAAGGATATATTGCCATGCGAATATGAGTTAAAAAAGAATGATGCTCCAGATTGTCCACAATATAGCATTGTTCTCAAAGGAGATGGAGAAGGATATATTCAGCGTTTAAAACGCTTGGGGTTAAACGTAAAGTCAGGTGATAAATTTATCCCTGATATTTATAAATATGGAAGCAAAGACCAACGCCTTTCTTTATTGCGTGGTTTGATGGATACCGATGGTTTTGCATACAAGAATAGGATTTATTTCTCAACCAGCAGTAAAATGTTGGCCTACGATATAGTAGAGCTTGTAAACTCTCTTGGAGGAATTGCCAATGTTCATGTTTATGAAAGAGAGGACAAAAGTGACGAGTACAGAGTAAGCATAAAAATTAAAATATGCCCATTTTCTTTGAGAAGAAAAGCTGTTGAATGGAACGACACAAAAGTTTCAAGATATATCATTGATGCAACCCGAATTGATGATTATGAGTGCGTTTGTATTAAAGTGTCTAATGATGATGAATTGTATGTAACCGATAATTATATTGTAACACACAATACAACAGTAGCTTTGAGTGCACCTAAACCATTATTACTCGACTTTGATAATGGTGTGAAACGTGTAAATATGGCTCATCTTGACGGTATAGACATCGTTCAGGTAAGCTCATGGCAGGATGTTCAACAAGTATTACAGGAAGATCTTTCGTCTTATCAGACAATCGTAGTAGACACTATCGGTAAGATGATGGATTTTATCATCTCTTATAAATGTGGAACTAGGCAGCCGCAAATTAAGGACTGGGGCGGAATTAACGCTGAGTTCTCATGGATGACACGCACTCTTTCATCATTGAATAAGAATGTAGTGTTTGTAGCTCATAGGGATACACGAAAAGAGGGGGATGATACGGTATTTATCCCTGCTTTGCGAGAGAAATCCTATAATTCTATTGTGACAGAACTCGATTTGCTTGGGTATTTGGAAATGCGTAACGAGAACGGCGTGCAGAAGCGTACAATCACGTTTGATCCGACATCAAGGAACGACGGTAAGAATACCTGTAACCTGCCCGGATTGATGCAGGTTCCAACGATACTTGACCGAAACGGAAATCCAACTGCCAAAAATGACTTCATTACCTCAAAGGTGATTGTACCTTATCTTAACATGTTGCAGGTAAAGAAAGAAGAAGCTGCAAAGTATGATAAGGTGATTGCTGAAATAAGGGAGAACATTGAACTTATTACTGATGCCAGTTCTGCAAATGAGTTTGCGTCAAGAATTAATGAGTTTGAGCATGTAGGCAGTTCCTTGAATATGGCCAGAAATCTGTTTTCAGCAAAAGTAAAATCTCTCGGGCTGGTATTCGACAAAGAGACAAAGACCTATGCAGACAAAGCAGCCTAAATTCAAGTTCTATGCTACACTTTTGGATGCCTTTACAAGCTATCTGAAAAGTGATGCCATTTGGGAAAGGTATTGGGGATTCAGTGAGAATCCCCCACATACCCCCGAAGAGTTCAGACAGCAGCAGTTTCAGAGTCTGATTGACACTATAAACCGTATTCCGTTTGATAGTGAAGCAGCCGACAAGGGTACAGCTTTTAATGAGGTAATAGACTGCATGATTGAGAATCGGAAATCAGATAAGGTACAGGTGGAAAGATTGTTGTCTGATATGGTTGATGGCAGACAATCGGTAGTAGGGTTGCGAGCAACTTTTAATAACCGCCAGTTTGATTTTCCGATCTCCATCTGTCGTGAATTTGCCAACTATTACAAGGGTGCTTTAACTCAGCAACGGGTTGAAGCAGTTTTGCCAACATGCTTCGGAGGAGTTCTTCTATATGGTTATATAGATGAACTGATGCCGATGTCAGTACATGACATCAAGACTACCGGAAGTTATTATGTAGGTAAGTTCAAAGATCACTGGCAGCACATGGTTTATCCATACTGTCTGATGCAGAACGGAAGTGATGTAAGGTCATTTGAGTATAATGTTACGGACTTCAAATCAACCTATACTGAAAGCTACACTTTCGTACCGGCACGGGATATACCTATTCTTATAAATCATTGTGAGGACTTTATACGGTTCTTGAATGATAACAGAAATTTGATAACTGATAAGAAAATCTTTGCAGAAGATGAGTAACCAAATAACCGGGCGTCTGGTTGGAATTGGCCAGACTGTCCAGATACCATCAAAGACAGGTGGTGCTTCATTCCTGAAACGTGAGTTCCTGCTTGATGCAACTACCTATGACCCTTATACCGGGCAACGCAGCGAGTATGAGAATATCTTACCGCTTGAAGTTTCTGGCGATAAGTGCGCAGAATTAGATCAGTTCAGGATTGGAGACGTGATAACGGTGTCATTTGCCTTACAAGGGCGATCCTGGACAAATCAGGATGGAGAATTGAAACGAATGGCATCGATCCGGTGTTACAAGCTGGAACTCCGGCGCACCGGCGGCCAAACGGCGGCACAATCGGTTCAGCAGGCACCTCAACCGGCAGCACCATTTCCGCCGACAATGGCACAGGCGTTTCCACCGGAAGTAGATGCGAACGGAAATCCTAAGGACGATTTGCCTTTTTAGCCTATGAGTATATTCAATCTGAAAAATGAATACGATATACCCAAGTTTAAGGCTTATGTAAACAAGTTGTTCCAGGAACGTGCAGTTGTGGAAGTGAGAAAGAAGCTTCCTAACCGCACGCTGGCCCAGAACAGTTATCTACATCTGCTTTTAGGGTATTTCGGCAGTGAATACGGTTGCAGCCTTGATGAAGCAAAGATAGACTTCTACAAAAGGACTTGCAACCGTGATTTGTTTGAGAGAAAGACGGTCAACAAGAAAGGTAAAGAAGTAACCTACCTGCGAAGCTCAGCAGAACTTACGACAGGTGAAATGACTTTGAGTATTGACCGTTTCCGAAACTGGTCTGCGTCCGTGGCTGGTATCTATTTGCCGGCAGCTAACGAACAACAGATGCTTATCTATGCACAACAAGAAATCGAACGTAATAAAGAGTTTATTTAAAACATTGAACTTATGAAAAAAAGAAAATTTCCACAAGATGTAGCAAGATTCTTTCATCCAGAAAAATCAGTTAATCCTAATTCAAGCGGGATTCACCAAAGAGAGAAGGCTTCACAAAGAAGTTATATCCCAGTTTATAAAGCTATGGGTACTGCAAGAAAGGTTTATGATGAGTCTGGCAAAATAAGTTATAGATAATTATGGACAAATTTTTAGGACAAGACATCCCTGAACAGGAACGATGGCAGTTCCTTCAGGACAACGCCGATGCAGTGGAAAGAATTGGCTATACACACCGGTTTACACCCGAAGAACTGGCTCAGAAGAAAGAAACCTTGGCCGAGGTTTCAATCACCATCAACGATGTGGAGATTGAAAAGAAAGAGGCTATGGAAAGCTTCAAAGAGAGATTGAAGCCTTTGAACGAAGAAAAGCAGGAACTTCTGGATCATATCAAAAGAGGTTCAGAGTTCGTCGAGAATGAAGAATGTGCCAAGATTCTTTATCACGAGGAAAAGATGGCCGGATTCTACAACAAGCTGGGTGAGCTGGTGTACAGCCGCCCGATCATGCCACAAGAAATGCAGAAGACAGTATTTAGTATTAACCGTAAAACAGGAACAGAATCATGAGTGAGAACAAAATCAACCTGGTAGTACCGAAGGATTATAATGGTACACCTATCGAAGTAGTATTGAGAGAAGGTGAAGCCCCCGTTGCACTTAACCCGAAGGAACCGGAAAGAGTGATTATAAGCGGAACGATAGATGCACCTTTCAGATGGCTGGAAAAGCGTGTCGAACTGATTAATCAGAAATCGGCCAATATTATCGTAAACCGTGATAAGATGTGTCTGGCTTTGACTATTGATGAAACCAATTATTACCAGACGGTAATTAGTGGAGTTTTACAGGCTTCAAAGGAAATGCAGGAGTTCGGTATCAATACAGAAAAGAAGTGGGAACCTATTAAGCTGTCACAGTTCTTCAAGATGCACCGTGCTTTCTTCAAGGACAAATCACAGAATATGATGCTGGTTTCCACTTTGAAGAATTTCAAGGCTAAGGTAAATCAAGACATCGAACGCAGCAAGGAAGAAAACGGAAATAAGACAGACAACTATTCTCAGGTAGTTGATTCCAATCTGCCAAAGTCGTTCAAACTGAATATCCCTCTTTTCAAAGGTTTTCAGTGTGAGGAAATCGAAGTTGAGATTTATGCCGATGTAGATGGACGGGAAGTTTCTCTCTCTTTGGTCTCTGCCGGTGCAAATGAGACCATTGAAGAATACAAGAACAAGGTGATTGACGAACAGATTGAAGCAATCAAAGGTGTTGCACCTGACATCGTAATCATCGAAGTATAATTGACAGCCCGGAAAGACGGGCATCTGGTATCGTGGCGGAATCGGTAGACGCTATAAGTCGGATGGGTAGAGAGACAGAGCACAGTGTTATTCCACACCTAAAAGGAAGGGAGTTTCTCATGCAGGTTCGAATCCTGCCGATACCACAACCCTTTAAGAGAAATCCGCTTTAAATCCGAAAGTAGGGCGAAGATAGCGCAGGTTTTATCCGCACGGCATCGGTCAGCCGTTGACTCTATCTGAAAGGTAATGCGAAATCGGATAGGATTGGAATGTATGATGTGCCCCGGAGAATACGCTTCGGGGCTTTTAATTTGATTAATTTATTGTTATGCCATACTACATAAAACGAAAACCTAAAAAGAAGAAAGAAAAGCCTTTGCCGTTATTTGACAAGGCAGGTATCAAAGTAAAGAAGAAGCCGGATTTAGTCGCCAAACTCGATAAAGTTTTCAGCCGCTATATCCGGCTTCGTGATTGTATGCCGAACGGTTATTTCCGCTGCATCTCATGCGGCAAGATAAAGCCGTACGAGCAGGCGGACTGCGGGCACTTCCACTCCCGCCGTCACATGGCAACAAGGTTTGACGAAGACAACGCACATGCCGAATGTAAGTCGTGCAACCGTTTCAGCGCAGACCATCTGATACATTACGAGAAAAACTTGAAATCAAAAATCGGTCAGCAGCGTTTCGACAAGCTGGCATGGAAAGCCGGGCAGACAAAGAAATGGACTGATTTTGAGTTAATCGAACTCACTAAATACTATAAGGCTTTGGGAGATAAATTAAGTAAGGAGAAAGGCTTATGAGTTACGTACTACGAGATTATCAGCAGAAAGCCAGTGATGCAGCAGTAAATTTCTTTGCCAACAAAGCCAAGAAGAATAATGCCATCATGGTGCTGCCCACTGGGGCAGGGAAGAGTCTGGTAATAGCCGACATCGCCAGCCGCCTCGAAGGGCACACGTTGGTATTTCAACCCAGCAAGGAAATACTCGAACAGAACTATCTGAAGCTCTGTTCGTATGGTATTCTGGACTGTTCCATATATTCCGCATCATTTGGACGGAAAGAAATTTCGAGAATAACTTTCGCTACGATTGGCAGTGTAGTTAATCATCCGGAGCTCTTTCAGCATTTCAGGAATATTATTATAGACGAATGTCATCTGGTTAACCCGAAAGAAGGAATGTATAAATCATTCCTTTCTATGCTAAAGTGTAAGGTGCTTGGACTCACAGCCACGCCTTACCGTCTTTCATCAAGCAGGGATTTCGGCAGCATGTTGAAGTTCATCACACGCACACGCCCATGTGTGTTCTCTGAGGTGATTTATCAGGTACAGATTTCCACCCTTTTGGATATGGGTTATCTATCAAAGCTGAATTATTATGAAATGAACCCTTTAGGATGGAACGAACTTAACCTGAAGGTGAACACGACCGGAGCCGACTACACAGACAAGTCTGTCGTAAAGGAGTATGAACGTATCGACTTCTACGGGTTTCTGGTAAGTATTGTGCAAAGGCTTATGAATCCGAAAAACGGGGTTAAGCGTAAAGGTATATTAGTGTTTACCCGTTTTCTAAAGGAAGCTGAACGCCTTACCTGGTCCATTCCCGGAACGGCTATCGTTTCGGGTGAGACGCCGAAGAAAGAGCGTGAGCGTATTCTTGAAGCGTTCAAGGCCGGAGAGATTCCGGTGGTGGCCAATGTCGGCGTACTAACAACTGGATTTGACTATCCTGAGTTAGACACCATTGTTATGGCACGTCCTACCATGTCGCTGGCCCTATGGTACCAGATAGTTGGCCGTGCCATCCGTCCGCATCCGAACAAGGAGGCCGGATGGATCGTAGATCTTTGCGGAAACAAAAAGCGATTTGGAGAAGTGAAGGATCTTCGTCTTGTAGATGGAGGCAATGGTAAATGGGCTGTGTACTCTAATAACAAGCAGTTGACTAACGTAAGATTCTAAAACTATGGAAGATGGATTTTTGAGGCTAAGCCGCAGGTTTTTCTCGAATGAAATGTGGAAAGTTGCCCGTGAGTTTTCGGAATGCGAAGCGTGGCTTGACTTGATTCAGTCAGCACGATTTGATGCAACCGACGAGGCGTATAGCGAACTCATCGGAGGTCGGGAAATCTCTTATTCAAGAGGTCAATATCCAGCATCCATATCGTTTTTGATGAAGCGTTGGAAATGGTCTGAAAAGAAAGTCAGGTATTTCCTTTCCAAATTGAAGAAAAAAGGGATGATTACAACTTCCAATCAGCAGGGAATGACAGTTATAACCTTGTGTAATTATGACGACTACAATCCTGTCAAGGACAAGCCAAAGGGCAATGACAAGGGCATAGATAACGATAAAGAAATCAGTGATTTAAAGGTAGCTATGGGCGAGCTAAGGGCAGAGCTAAGGGCAGAGCTAAGGGCAATGTCTCAAAAAATGACCGAAAAGATTGAAGATTTGGGGCAAGGTAGGGGCAATAAGAAAAAGAAAGATAAAGAAATTATTAGTAATATTATTCCCCCCACACCCCCCAAGGGGGAGGGTATTAATGTAAAAGCTCGTTCTCTTTTTGAAACCCATTACAGACAGTTGTTCGGAAGTGATTATTACTGGACGGCCAAAGATGCAGGGGCAATGTCCCAGTTGCTTCAGAAATTGAAGTTCCAGCGGGAGCAAAAGCAGATGGACGTGGCTGAGGAATCAATCCTGTATGCTCTTCAGTATCTGCTTTCGTCCATAAAAGAGGGGTGGATATTCGAGAATTTCAGCGTAACGAACATTAATTCGAAGTTCAACGAGATAGTTTCCCAAGCTAAGAAAAAGGCTTATTCCAAAACTGATCTAGGCGTAGTCTTGAAAGATAATTCTACTGAAAAATACAAAGACAAAGGATGGTAAAATGGAACAGATAGATTTCAAACAAACAATCGAAAGGCTGAAGGACACGGGCTTTTCACCTGTACCGAACACGGTGGAGATTTCCATCCCGGATGCGAAAAAGGTCCTTTGGGCAGGTATAAAATACTTCACCGGAGAAAATGCCCAATGGTTGCCGGAATACGAAGAGGTAGCAAGCTGGCTTTCCGGTAATGAAGGACGTGGGCTTCTGTGTTTCGGAAACTGCGGACGAGGAAAGACGCTTATTTGTGGTAAGATTATACCATTGCTGTTGAATCATTACTGCGGAAAGGTGGTAAGTTGCTACGATTCACAGCAAATGAACGCTGATTTGGACGCTGTAAAGCAGAAACACATCATCTACGTGGATGATATAGGGACTGAGAATTTAAGCGTGAAATACGGCGAAAAAAGGCTTGCTTTCGCTGAACTGGCAGACGAGGCAGAGAAGAAGGGGAAACTTCTTGTCCTTACCACCAATCTGTCGATTGACGAGCTGAGGGAAAAGTATGGTGAGAGAACCATCGACCGGCTGAGAGCTATAACCAGAACCGTACTGTTCAGCGGTGAAAGCCTGAGAAAATGAAAATTACAATTTATTGGGTGACACGTGACTGGGGATTGATCCGAAGGGTACGTGAGAAATATCATCTTCCACAATACATGAATGTTAATGGTCTTACGGAAGCGGAAGTCGACGAAGAAACATTAAGCAATCTCCGAAAGGGTGAGCCAAAATATTTGATTATCAGAAAAATTGAATAGTTAAATAAAAAATAGCATGAAAACAGAACTTCTACAGAGGCAGCTTGATATGCTCAAAATAGAGTATCAGAAAGCGTTATCACAAAACGACAGATCCGAAATAACAAGGCTGTATGGCGATATACATAATCTCGTCAAAGAAATAGAGGTTGCCAAAGGTGAGGAAATAATTCAGAAGGCCAAGGATTCCGGCATACTGGAGAAAACAAGCCGTATGATATGTCTGGTACAGCTTCTGATGTGTGAAACCAATGATCTATTGTCTGAGATAGAGGATAATTTTAAGGAAAGCAGGATAATGACTGACAGCATTGTCTATATGCAGAAAGAGTACTATAAGGCTGCCGATTTATACTTCAAGGAATTTGCTAAGATAGTTGATTTCAACAAGAAAGGTGAAGATATGTTCAGTGATCTGGAGGGGTTCGACAACATGATACGCATATTTGCCGATCTGAAGGATATGCCCAAGCCCGTATCACTGATGGGTGGATGCAAGCAGGCCGCAGGAAAGGCGAACGGTCTTAGTCAAATGTGTACGAAGTGCCCGTTAAGATATAATCCTGAAACGCTTATTTGTCAGGCTTGTGACAAGTCATTTAAAGAGGGATTCCAAAAGGGGGCAAAATGGCTGGAGAAGAAAAGAATTGATAGAATAATGAAAAAAGACAAGGAGGTGCAAAATGATAACAGAAAATGATCCGATGGTTCCACGTAAAGTTGACCTTGAGAAAAATCCAAAAGGGACCGAATTGAAAATTGCCCAGCATCGTGAACTGGAGAAACATGGGAGATACGTATCCATTCCAGGGGACAAGACTCACACGCTGATTTTCGTCCGTGATGGCGAGGACCCGGAAAAGAGAATAGCCGCGTATTTGGAAAGAATCAATAACCGACCTCAAAGATGGAACTGATATGATAAAGTTACTCTATATAGATCTTTTCTGCGGTGCCGGTGGAACCAGTACCGGAGTAGAAAATGCACGTTATGCAGGTGAACAGTGTGCTAAAGTGATAGCCTGTGTAAATCATGATGCAAACGCCATCGCCAGCCATGCAGCAAATCACCCGGATGCGCTCCACTTCACTGAGGACATCAGAACACTGGAACTGTCTCCTTTGGTGGCCCATGTGGAACGGATGAAGAAGATTTATCCGGATGTACTGGTTGTATTATGGGCCAGCCTTGAATGTACGAATTTCAGTAAGGCTAAAGGCGGCCAGCCACGGGATGCTGACAGCAGGACATTGGCTGAGCATCTGTTCCGATACATCGAAGCCATTAACCCTGACTATATCCAGATAGAGAATGTTGAAGAGTTCATGAGCTGGGGAGACATGGACGAACATGGGCACCCTATCAGCAAGGATAAAGGAAGATGTTATGAGAAGTGGAAACGGAACGTGAAGCGATATGGTTATGATTTTGACTGGCGTATTCTGAACGCTGCCGATTATGGTGCCTATACTACTCGCAAACGTTTCTTCGGTATCTTCGCCAAGCGTGGTCTGCCTATCGTATTCCCAGAACCCACACATTGCAAGGATGGGAAAAACGATATGTTCGGACGACTGGAAAAGTGGAAGCCTGTCAAGAATGTGCTGGACTTCTCCGATGAGGGAGAAAGTATCTTCTGTCGGAAGAAACCGCTGGCCGAGAAAACTCTTGAACGCATCTATGCTGGTCTGATTAAGTTCGTAGCCGGAGGAAAGGAAGCTTTCATCGTGAAGTACAACTCAATGAGCCGGACGGGAAAATACCAAGCTCCGAGCGTTGAAGAACCTTGTCCGGTTGTAGCGACACAAGGACGGTTGGCATTGGCCAAGGTAAATTTTCTTTCAAAGCAATTCAGCGGCCAACCCGATTGCAAGAACATCTCGGTGGAAGGCCCAGCCGGAACTATCACCTGTAAAGACCACCACGCTTTCGTCTCAGCCTATTACGGGAATGGTCATAACCATTCTGTAGAACTTCCAGCACCTACGGTAACAACAAAAGATAGGTTGGCATTGGTAAATTCTGTTTTCATAGACAACCAATACGGTACCGGAAAACCGACATCCATTGAGCAACCGGTTGGTACAGTAACCACGGTTCCTAAGTTCAATGTGGTAAGCTGCAAACCGTGGATAATGAACACAGCTTTCTCAAATGTAGGAAGCAGCATAGAACAGCCGTCACAAACAATCACGGCCAACCGTAAATGGCATTACCTTATGAATCCGCAGTTTGCCAGTGCCGGAGGTTCTGTAAACAATCCTTGTTTTACATTGATAGCACGGATGGATAAAATGCCGCCTTATCTGGTAGAGGTTGAAGGAGGTAGCGGCATACAGGTTACATCTAATGACAGTCCGATGACAATCAAGATTAAGGAGTTTATGGCTTTGTATGGTATCATCGACATCAAGATGCGTATGCTACGGATAGCAGAACTGAAAAAGATTATGGGTTTCCCTGAAGACTATGTACTGATTGGGCCACAGTCAGACCAGAAGAAGTTCATCGGTAACGCCGTGGAGGTGAACATGGCCCGCGTGCTTTGTGAGGCCATCTGTAAGGAGATAATCAGAAAACGAAAGGTTGCGTGATATGGGAAAATTGAAAGTCTATTATGGATGGGTTAGAATAGGAAATGTCCGTAAGAAACGTGCTTTGTCGGTCATGTTCGAGAACGATATGCAGGGCTGCCGGAGTGAACGAGGACAAAGATGTCTGAGAACTATCCAAGACACCGTAATCGAACGTTACCAGACCGATGAGGAAGAAAAGGAAGGCAAGCAGCAAAACCGGATTTTCACGGAGTACAGCTTATTCCTTGATGAAAAACCTATCAATGGTAGCCTTGAGAAATGTTTGCTGATTAACAATGAGGCAGACAAAAACCATGTATCTAAGGCTGTTCGTGACAGGATATCCGATGCTTTGCGAAAGGCTTTCATTATAGCTAATCCCGGATATAAAGAACCGTGTATGCAACTCTCTTTAAACTTTGAATGACTTTACCTAAAGTTTAGGTAAAGTGGGAAAAGCAAGAAAATATTATGGGAAAGCAAGAAAGCGTTAGCGATTGGTTTCAGATGGCCAAGGATTTTGCCAAGGCCGAAAAGGAACTGAAAATAGAGAAGTGGGTTGAAGTAACCATTTACTACGGATATGCAGAAAAACAAGTAAGCCTTTATCACTACAACCTTCCCCGTGAGATGTATTTTCGATACCAATGGGTGATCAGATGGAGGATGGCGAAATTGCAGTGTCAATATCCAAAACAGATTATTGGTATAAGTCTGTATCACTATGATAAGCATTCAGGAGAATCGATGGGACTTAATAGTTGTCTGTCTAAGCTAATTTCTGCCAAAGCCCAGGTGACGAAAGCGGAACGGATGATGAAGAACTATATTGAGCAAAACCGTCAGAACAACATGTTCTTTGACGAGAACACGGACGAGGAACTGGTTAAGTTCCGGGAGAAGCTGGAGCGCAAGAAAATCGAATGTGCTGAGTGTGAAAAGAGATTGGAAAAACTTGTAGAAAAACGTAGAAATAATCAATGAAAATAAAATTGTATTACCTGTTCCTAGCGGTCATGTGGTGGCTGCTGGGATAGGTGGGAAGGAGAAACAATATGTACGAAAGAATGATTTGTATGAATTGTAAAAACTATGAGAACGGTCAATGTACTGTAAAATACTACATACAAGAAACAAGTCCATACCATAAATGTGATGAGGTTATGCTTAGTGCTGATATTGAACCGGATGGTAAGACAATCATGTTTTACGAAGAAAGGAAGGAGGACTAAATATGAACAGAGAAATAAAATTCAGAGGTAAATCAAAAAAGACTAGAAAATGGCTTTATGGTTATTTAGGTGAATCTAAATTCAGAATTCTTGATTATGTTTATACAGACAAAGTTATTTTTGACAATGTTCTGTCATTTAATACTGATAACAGTGCCTATGTAATCAAAGATTTGTCTGTAGAAGAAGAAACCATTTGCCAGTTCACTGGATTGAAAGACAAGAACGGAACTGATATTTATGAGGGTGATATTCTCATGTGCATTGGTCAAAGAGAAGACAACAAAGGGCGTAAGTATTGCAGAAAGGTATTGTTTAATAATGGAGCTTTTGGAATGACAGTTCCTGAATACAAATTCATAAGTGCTTTGTGTAATCATGTTGTGAACGGGAAACTGAATTGGGAAGTAATTGGCAACATTTACGATAATCCTGAATTATTGGAGGAAGAGTCATGAAAATATTTGAATGTCACGGTTGTCGTTGGCTTTATACAAGGGAACTGAAAGAAGCAAAAGAATACTTCTGCACCTACTCGAAAAATCATCAGACCAGAATTAAGTTCGGTAGGATTATAGGTATTCACAGAATCAGGAATTGTAACAGAAAGGAGATGCAAAAATGAAAAGATGTGTCGATTGTGAAGAGTATTATAAACTACGGAGTAAGGTATGTCATAAAACAGCATATTGCAATAGAGGAAGTAAATCTATTTACATGACTTCTAATAAGTCTATAGCCTGTTCTAATTTCAAACAAGCAAAACCATTTAGTAAAAGATTGGAGGATTAAGCTATGGCATCAATTAAGCAGGAAGCCAGATTGGCAAACGGACGCAGCCACCAGTGTGAGAAGTGTCCGTTCGGAAAAGGAAGATGTACATTTGAACTTCATCAAGTATGTGGAGACAATTTTGTCGAGGGATTTATCAAGGGAGCCAGCTTTATGAAAAAGAAAATGAAGGAGAAGAAGAAATGAAAGCAATATCAATCAAACAGCCGTGGGCGAGCTTAATCGCTCACGGTATAAAATATATTTAAGGTTTTGGCCATAAATTATCTTCTTTTACTGAATGGCCAGTATAATCTCTCCATATATTATCACCATCTAAATGAAAATTATGGGAAATGCCATTTTCGTCTACTCCTTCCAAACGATCTCCATACTGATAATATTTCCATCCATTATTTGCATTTCGTTCTAGCGGAATATTATTATTGTTAGATGAACCAACTTTAGAAGAAGGTGTAGATCTCATTGAATCAGCTATTATGTGTTTAATACTATATAATATTTCTTTAAAATTAGTTATACAATAATATACAATTGATCCTATTAAAGGATAGAATAATATATATATCCCAAATATGTTAGATACATTCCATAATTTATTAACTGAATATTGTATCCCGTATCCTAAAATAAGTATACCAATAATCTTGAGAAAGTTCTCTGTAATAATCCTAAAAATATATCCAACTAATTCAAAAAAAAATGATGCTACAAATCGTATTATAAATAGTACAATTAATACTTCAATTATAGTAAAAACAATATCCATGATAATAAAATTTATATTGTATAAGATTGTTTACAAAAATAAAATATTTTTTTGAGTAAAACAATTGTTATAAGGACTTTATAAGTGTTAAAATGTATTGTTAATTAATTTATCCCATAAAAATAATATGAATCTGAACAGATTAAGAGATAAAGCCTACCAGTGCGCAGTAGCACACGGTTGGCACGAAGAGAACTTGAGTGATGAACATTTCCTCTGTCTTGTCATATCAGAGTTGATGGAGGCTGTGGAGGCTGACCGGAAAGGAAGGCATGCTGATACCAAAAAGTTCAATCAGGAAATGGATTACTACATACACGAGATGAAGCTGTATGGGGACAACTATGATGAAGCCTATCGTGATACGTTTGAATATTATCTTAAAGACAGCGTGGAGGACGAACTTGCCGATGCCTGCATCCGGCTGCTGGATTTGGCAGGATTGAGAGGGTATGATTTGGACAGACTGGATTACGAAGGAAGCGATACAGAGGACTATTCCGAAATGAACTTCACGGAATCCATGTACAGAATCTGTGTGTATGTAACTGACGGATTCTACAACAAATATTATGACACTCTTCTGAATGAGATATTCGCTTTCTGCAAAGACAGAAGTATAGACATCTTCTGGTTTATCAATCAGAAGATGAAATACAATGAACTACGACCATATAAGCATGGGGATAAAAGCTACTGACCATGAAACACGTATTCTACGCCTTAATCATTCTGCAAGTCCTGTATGAGCTTGTGAAGCTGTTTAGATGTAAATCCCTGTACCGACATGTGAAAGTCTTTCAAAGGCTGGATAAGACATCAAAAAGATGGTATCTGATGGCGCATCCGTGGTTCCATGTTGCGATGATGATGGATATGATCGGGATTTTACTTTTGGGTATAGGATTGTTTTCAAGTCAGTGGGTGTGTTTCCTCGTTGTCCTGGCCATGAGTTTCAGTCAGATCCAAAAGCTGGGAGTATGGGCGATATTTCTGGACAGCGTGATCACGGTCATCATCTACACTTTCGCTATCCTGAACACATATCACTTGATATAATGAAAAAAGGGAGCCAGCCCACACGATTAGAAGCCAACTCCCACACACGATTATGATGCAAATATACTAATTCATTCTAAAATTATCATGCTATGACAAAAGAATTTTCATCAATCGTGGAGTTGAAATCTATACGTGAACAGAAATCAAGATTATCGGAAAGAGAGCAGGAGCTTTCATTGCCAGTGCTGACTGATCTGTCGCTTATTCCGGAGATTTACGGCTGGTTCAAGGAGATCCTTTCTGGAATGGACTGCCCGCCCAATCCTGAGAGTGTTACCCAGCGGAAGAAGTTCCTTTTTATCGTACTGTTTCTATTTGCACCCAGCGTACTTGCCGGAGGTAGACTGCCGAACGGAATCCGGGCAGAAATTTCCGGCGTATTCCCGGATGTCTCCCCATGTGTAATATCGAACAATATCGCCGATGTTTCCTTTATCTACCAACAGTATAAAGACTTCAGGCAGGATATAGAGTACCTTTACAACCAGATTTTAGAAAGGTTGAAGGTCAAAGGACTAATCAAGTAGTTGTGACTTGCTTTCATTTTGGTAAAAAAGCCGGAGCGTTATGCTTCCGGCTTTATTTTCATTCCAAGGGAGGCTGTCCAAATATAGCTCTTACTTTATTTGCCATTTCTTTAGCTTCTTCTTCTGTCCTGAAATAATTATTACTTTTTTCATAAAAATCGATATTTCCTCCATCAGGTTTGTAATACCATGACATTACTTTTACATCTCCAAAGTTACAACAATGGTCGACTGATACATACCAATAAGTCTCTCCTTTTTGTGGTATAAATTTCTCTTCCATAATTCAAATATATTAAGATTAAACATCCATTTCCAATAACTTTCTTAAATCCTCAAATGAGTGAACTTCGTAAAGAGTTCCTTTCACTTTCACGTATCCGTCCACTTCGGGATCATGAGAGTTTTCTGCAAACAAATCTACTATGTTAACCCCCAATGCTTTTGATATATCTCCTAATTTCCCAATAGTAGGATTACCAGAAACAGCAGCATATAAAGCTTGGTAAGTAACTCCCATCTTTTTTGCCAAATCTTGCATGGTTATTCCCTGTTCCTTACAAATTTCTTGTACTCGTAACATATTATTCAAATTATAGTTTGATGCAAATATAGGAATATTTTTCAAACTATAAGTAGATATACTAAAGAATAATATCAAAAAATAATTTGAAAAATTTCTTCTAAAAGTTTTGTTCATTCAAAATAAAGTTTGATATTTGCAATCAGAAAATCAAAACATAATTTGAATAACAATTTTAATACATACGATTATGAAGACTATTAGTAGTGATTACATTAAAGAGATTAAAGAACAAATCAGAGTTATCAATGATGCTCTTAAAAGAGTTCAAGAAGCTGAAAAGGTTCAAGAAACAACAGTTAATGCACGTGAGTATGAGAAAGCTAAGAATGAAGCTATAGATGCAAGTTTAGACATTATGGCAGCACTTGAGTTCGCTGTTACATCAGCGTCAAATATGGGTTGCAGTACAGGTGCATACGATATTAAAAAGTTTCACAAGGTAATAGAAACAACTTTATAAATAGCAGTAGGGCGAAAGCCCTGCAATTACACACGATTATTAATTTTTAATACACACGATTATGAAGACATTAAAAGAACAAGTAGAAGAAATCAAGAACATGAAAGGTTCTAAGTCAGCAAAGAAAGCAGCTTTCGTCAAGTTGGGTTTGAGAAAGTACGAAGTTGAACTTCTTATGTCTGAACTGCCTAAGACTATCAGAGAAACGCACAAGTTTACTTTTGGCGTTGAGATTGAATGCCTGGTAGCTGCAAACCTTATGCGTGAATGTGCTACAAGAAATGAAATGCCTTTTCGCTATGAGGGCTGCAACCACACAGACAACAACCACTACTACAAGTTTGTATCTGATTCTTCTATTAGAGGTGAAAATCCTATAGAATGTGTTTCACCGGTTCTTACTGGTAAGGCAGGTATGAAAAGTCTCGAGAACTGCTGTAAGGCTTTAAATGAGGCAGGTGCACAAGTGAATATATCTACTGGCTTACATGTTCATATAGGTGCTGCAAATCTGTCTGACGAAGCCTATATCAACGTATTCAAAAACTATCAGAAGTTAGAGAGAGTAATTGATACTTTCATGGCACGATCAAGACGAGCGAACAATAGCCAGTGGTGTAGAACACTGCAAGGCAAAAACTTTACGTGGTGTACGACAAAATCAGATATTTTCGACACCATGAACGGTAACAGATATTTCAAGGTAAATGCCTGTTCTTACGCCCGCCATCAAACCATCGAGTTCAGACAGCATCAAGGGTCCACAGACTTCGAAAAAATTTCTAACTGGGTGAATTTCTGTGCTAAGTTGGTAGCTTGGTCTAAGAAGAACGTATTGAGTTCAGAGGTTACTTCAATCGACGAGATACCTTTCTTGACAGCGAAAGAAAAATCATTCTTCAAATCACGTGCTGAGGTTCTTGCATGAGCCTCACACGGTTAATATCAATCAGATATGTGTTGTATAATATATAAACCCAAAGGTGTCCAGATGCCAACGCTGGACACCTTAAATAAAGTTCAGAGAATTAATCATGACGGGTACGGTTTTGTATCGTCTAAGCATAGATACAAGACTATGGATTATCACAAGTTTTTGGATCATCTTTCTAAGGTTGGTACCGATGAAGAATGTATCATTCACATGAGGTGGGCAACGCATGGTTCTAAGTGCAGAAAAAACTGCCACCCGTTTGCTGAGAATGATATTTATTTTGCTCATAACGGCGTTTTGCCTATTCAGTCAGTAAATGATATGACAGACAGCGAAATATTCTTTAGAAATCAAGTTTACCCCCTTGTTACGCAATATGGGTATGAATCAAAGGTAACAGAATCCATGATGATGGCTGCTGCTGGCAGTTCTAAGTTCGCCATGATGTATAAAGGCAAAGTAAAGTTATATGGTGATTATACGAATTTGAACGGTGTGTATTATTCTAATTTGAGATGGTTATGAAAAAATATATAATTGATTATGACAATAATAAAGTCTGTGAATGTGAGGTCTTATCAGAAGGTAATGATGAGTATGGCAATTATTTTAAATGCCTTATCAATGGCGAAGTGATTGAGCGTTCTTCTGTTTATGAAAGCATAGAAGCAGCAAATAAGGCATTGGATGAATATATTCAAGATGAAATAGCATCACAGACCTACGCAGAAGGTTATTGTTATGCTTGCGGTTATTATGATTAATTTAGATAAACATGAGAGAAAAAGAAATCCTAAAAGAAATAATCGAGTGGCTGGGTAATGATACCAGCTACTTGTCTACAAGAACAGACTATGCCAGAGGCTATAAAGACGGCATAGAGCGTGCCAAAGAGATAGTCGAGGGGGTTATCAGTGAACATGATCCTGATTTATTAGCAAACAATTAGCTAATTGTTTCGTATGTGTTGAATCGTTGTTTAGAATTGTCTTCATAATGGGGTATCTTTGTATAGATGCCATCGCGGGTTAGAGCAGTGGTCAGCTCGTCACTTTGACTTGGTGAAGGCCGGTGGTTCGAATCCACCACCCGCAACTAACATTTAAACTTTACACGATTATGGAAATACTTACGCTTATCATCAAACAGAAGTTCTTTGACGAAATCTTGTCAGGTAAGAAAACTCAAGAGTTCAGAGAGATTAGACCTACAACTCAGAAGAAATACTGCCAACTGGATGCCGATGGTTATTGTGTCGAAATAGACGGCATTTTACAGCCCCGACACTATGATGCTATTCAGTTCTTTGTAGGCTACAATAAAGACAGATCCAGTGCATTGGTTGAAGTCAAAGACGCAAAGATCGAATTGTTTGAAGATGAGAATCACAATTTAATTGAGTACACCTATCAGGGCGAAATATACTTGGCCGCACAGGTCGTTTATGACCTTGGCCGAGTGATAGAAAAGCATGTTTAACCCTTTAAAACTTGTTGTTGAGTCAGAACAAACAGAAGTACATTTTCAACGAGTAACTACCGTGGGGGCCGTACTGGATTGACAGACCCTAACACCGGTAGAACTTCACAGGGTGGGAGATATATTACCCGCCGGCAGCAGTATTATAACGTCCGCACAGGACTTGGTATGAGTGGCGGATAATGACACTGCAAGAGAGAACATACAGCTATATTGACCTCGTCAGACAAAAGACTGACGGGGTTTTGCTGTTTCTGTCCTTGGGTAAGGATTCTTTAGTATTACTGGATATGATCTATCCGAAGTTTGAAAGGATAGTCTGCGTGTTCATGTACTTTGTTAAAGGTTTAGAGCACATCGAAAGATGGGTTGGATGGGTAAAAGCTAAATATCCGAAGATAGAGTTTGTTCAGGTGCCCCACTGGAACCTTACTTACATTCTTCGTGGTGGGATGTATTGCGTGCCAAACCCGAAAGTAAAGCTTCTGAAACTGGCCGATGTGGTGAAGGCCATGCAACTCAAATACGGCCTTTACTACACGTTCTTGGGTATGAAGAAGGCCGACGGCATGAACCGTCGTCTTATGCTGAAAGGCTATGAAGTCAACGGATACGAGAACAACAGTATGTGCTATCCTTTGGCCGACTACACTCAAAAAGATGTATTGGCATATATGTGTCAACATAATCTTCCACAACCTATACGCTATTCGTTAAAGGCATCAAACGGGGTCGGATTTTCACTAGATTGTTTTTTGTGGCTACGAGATAATTACCCTCAAGACTTGGAAAGAATATATCAAGTATTTCCTATGAGCCGTAGAATTTTATTTGAACATGATAATAAACAAAATAACAATGGATGAAGTTTGGAAAAATATTGACGGATACAATGGTATATTTCAAGTAAGTAATCTTGGAAGTGTGCGTTCTGTAGATAGATTTGTTAATGGAGCTTATGGGAAGCGTTGGATTAAAGGAAAAATATTTAAGCCAGTGCTGAATAAATCTGATGGATATTTGCGAGTCGTTTTTATGGTTGACGGCGTAAGCAAAAGACATTATGTCCATAGACTTATAGCAAATGCATTCCTTCCCAAAATTAAAGGCAAGGAATACGTAAACCATATAGATGGGAATAAGTTAAATAATTCAATTTCTAATCTTGAATGGTGTACATTGAAAGAAAATCAGCAACACGCATTTAGGATAGGGTTAAACCACGGGAAAAGTGGGATAGCAAACAACAATGCTAAATTGTCATCACAAATGGCGAAAGACATTATCAAGGATTATCAAAGTGGAACTTATACATATCGTGAGCTTGCAAAGAAATATCATGTTGGGCATTCCACGATAGGGAATGTGCTAACAAAAAGTATAACTTATTAAATAGGAGGAACGCTGAGTCAGAAAAGGAAAATCATTGCAAGACTTGATTAACCAAAGAGAAAGGTTAGGAGGTTATGCTGGTAGAAATGGTTATTGGACTTTTGCACGTGAAAGACGGATAAGCAATATATATTCTCAATACGCAAGAAATATGGGCAAGCTGGGAGGATATTCAGATGCCAATAAAAAGTTTACTAGAAATCAATACATGGGTTTAAGTAATGGTTAATATGGCATTAAACAAAAAGAAATTGCAAAAAGTATTGGAACAAGTCTTCATACCGTTAACAACGTTGTAAGAGGGTATTGTTTCAAGGATGTATAACAAAATTAATAGGAGGAATGCAGAGTCGGAAGGAGACAAAGAAGTTATCGTGAAATTCTTGCAACAACAAGAAGATTAAGAAACACATATGCCTCAGGAGGTAACATTTCAAGAAATATGACCAACAATCAGCGTATAACCAATGCTGGAAGAAGTGCTACTCAAAATCTTGCAAGAAACTTAAGAGTGGATGTTTCACTTCTTTCTTATCCAAACTTTAGAGATAGACGTGGTTTTACAACAGTTGCAAAAGGTTTAAGTAATGGCTAATATGGAACTAAGCAAATACATAAAGAGTGAATCGGTAGAACTCAACCGTTCTGCCATTCACTTCGCCGATTATAATCCCCGGAAACTGTCTGAGGAATCCCGAAAGACATTGAAGCGAGGCATCAAGAAGTTCGGCTTAGTTGGTGGAATCGTAGTCAACAAGCGGACTGGACTGACTGTGGTAAGCGGTCATCAGCGTCTGACAGTCATGGATGAGCTGCAGAAGTTCCCAAACAACGATTATAGAATCCGTGTAGATGTCATTGACGTGGATGAGAAGCAGGAGAAAGAGTTGAATATCCTGATGAACAACCCAAACGCACAAGGATCTTGGGACTATGAAGCTTTGGCTCGATTAGTTCCGGACATTGATTACCAGGATGCAGGTCTGACTGCCGCCGATCTGAATATTATTGGCTGTGATTTTCTTCTCCAGACAGAAGAAGAAAGTTCTATCGCGGAAGCTTTGGAGGATATGATGGCTCCAGTGGCAGAACAGAAAGAAGCCGAGAAAGCCGCCAAACAGATGGAAAGAGCCGAGAAGGTGGCCCACATGAAGGAAGTAAAGCAGCAGGTAAAGGATGCCGTTCAGAAGCAGGCACAAGATATGGACGCTTATCTGATGCTTTCCTTTGACACGTTCGAAGCTAAAGCAGCCTTCTGTGAAAGGTTCGGTTACGACCCCTACTCCAAGTTTATCAAGGGTGAGGTATTCGATGAACAAATAGAAAGAATTGAATAAGAAATTAAAATATAGGAGGAATGCCGAGTTAGAAAGAAAACGTATAGTCAGTTGTATCAACAATCAAGACGTATAATGTATAATGCTGGAAGGCAATACGGACTTGGTACAGATAGGCAAAGAAATATAAGAGATAGAACAAGGTCAATAATGGAAAGGTATGCAGCGAGAATAGACAAATATTTCTCCAAAAGAGGAATTGATGTCTATGGAAACAAGCCCGTGTCTCGCCGTATATACATGGGTAATAATAACGGATGAAACATGGTAGGAGACTTTATCCTTTGGCTAAAGACGTTTTTAAAGCGGAATTTCTTTTGTGTTCATCATTATGTTTGGAGTGGGTCATTAGATTTTAGATACGAAGTTTGCGATAAGTGTGGAAAGTTGAAAAAGAAATAATATGGGAAATAGTGAATCTCAAAAAAGTAAACATACAGGGCGAAAGCCTAAATTTGACTACAAGAGTGAGGAGTTTCTCTCTCAAGTGGAAACGTATGCCAAGAAGGGATTCACGGACAAAGAAATCGCTTTTGCTTTAGGACTATGCCCTCAAACATTCAGTGAAAAGAAGAGTGAGCACTGCGAATTAAGCGAAGTATTAGCGCGCGGGCGTGCAACTATCACAGCGGCAGTGCGTGCAAAGTTCCTTGCTATGGCCTTGGGCGGTATCAAGACCAAGAGTACTGTTGTTAGGAAGTTGAAGGACCAGGACGGCAATTTAACAGGTGAAGAAGAGCTTCAGGTTAGTGAAAGCGAGCTGGCTCCCAACCTTCAGGCCATGTCCGTCTGGCTGTATCATCACGATGAAGAATGGCGTAAGGTTGAACGTCGGCAGGACGAGGACGCCGATATTCCAAAGGATATTGACCACGGAATTCCTATTGACTCATGGATTAAAGACAAGCTGAAATGATTGTTCCTCAAGAAATATATCATCCGTTATACACAGATAAGGAGAAGTTCATCATTCTCATTACTGGTGGCCGTGGATCGGGAAAGAGTTTCAATGCTTCCACCTTCATCGAACGATTGACCTTTGAGCAGACTCCGGTGGAGAAGATTGTCCACCAGATTCTATACACCCGTTACACGATGGTATCTGCCGGCATTTCTATTATTCCTGAAATGATGGAGAAGATAGGACTGGACGGAACCACGAAGTATTTCAAGACCACCAAGACGGACATCGTAAACCGGATGACTGGCAGTCGTATCATGTTCAGAGGTATCAAGACTTCTTCCGGAAATCAGACTGCCAAGCTGAAATCCATTCAGGGTATCACGACATTTGTCTGCGATGAAGCGGAGGAATGGACCAGTGAGGAAGAGTTTGACAAGATTATGCTCTCCATCCGTAAGAAGGGAATCCAAAACCGCATTATCATTATTATGAATCCCTGTGACTCCAATCACTTCATCTACAAGAAATACATCGAAAATACCCACCGACTGGTGGAAATTGATGGTGTTCAGGTTCAAATCTCAACTCATCCAAATGTTCTCCACATTCATACGACTTACTTCGACAATATCGAGAACCTTTCTCCTGAGTTCCTGAGAGAAGTCAAGGAGATGAAAGAGAAGAATCCGGAAAAATACGCTCATGTGGTTATCGGACGATGGGCAGACGTGGCCGAGGGTGCCGTGTTCAAGAAATGGGGTATCGTGGATGAGTTCCCAATGTGGTGCAAGAAAGTGGCTATCGGGCTGGATTTCGGTTATACCAATGACCCTACAGCAGCTATCCGGTGCGGTATCATAGACAATGCACTGTATCTGGATGAAATAGATTATAGAACTGGATTATTATCTGGGGATATTATAAAAACCTTGCGGCCTTGGAATCTGAGAGTGATTGCCGACAGTGCGGACCCGCGACTCATTCAGGAAATCCATAACGGAGGTATCAAGATTTATCCAGTAGAGAAAGGACAAGGTTCTGTCAATGCCGGTATAGACAAGATGCAGGGTATGGAAATTTTCATTACTAAACATTCTTATAACCTTCAACGAGAGTTCAGAAATTATGTATGGGCCAAGGATAAGGATGGAAACTATATCAACGAGCCAGAAGATCACGATAACCACGGTATTGATGCTGCTCGTTACTATGTGCTGGGAGAACTTCTCGGCAGGATTATGAAACCGAAAGACATTTCAGGAGTATTTGGACATTAAACTTTGAAATATGACTTTAGAAGAAATTTTAGCTATGCCGGAAGTAGAGAGAAAAATCTACTATCTGAAGAAAGGAAGAAAGACCGAGCAACCAAACGCTCACGCCCTTTACAACGACTGGAATCCAAACAAGCACGAGATAGTGATTGATGAGGAAAAATATCCGAAAATCAAAATCACTACCCAGCCTGAGAAACGGATTACAGACCCGACAACCGGGAAAGAATATGTGGAACCGGCGGTAAGGAAAGAAGTTGATCCGAATAGAATTGCCCTTCCTATCGAGCAGGATATAGTGAACATTCAGACTGCCTTCACAGTCGGAACAGAACCGGTTCTAGACTGCCAGCCGGACCAGTCGGAAGAAAGTCTTCTTTCTGCCTTGAAGCAGGTATTCAAGAAGAATAAACTGAAATACCAGAACAAGAAGGTCGTGCGTGCATGGCTGGCCGAGCAGGAAGTGGCCGAGTACTGGTATGTAGTGAAAGATGATGGTTTCTGGGCTAAGCTCAAACGTAAGATTTCCGGAATCTTCGGCAAGTCAAAGCCTGAATACCGTTTGAAGAGTGCTATCTGGTCACCATTTCGAGGTGATAAGTTATATCCATTTTTCAACGATCAGGGGGATTTAGTAGCTCTCTCTCGTGAATACAAGAAAAAAGACTTGAATGATGTAGAAATCACCTGTTTTATGACCATCATCAAGGATATGGTTTACCAGTGGGAACTGACAAGTAACTGGGTCGACAAGGGTTCTTTCGCACATGGGTTCAAGAAAATGCCGGTGATCTACATGTATCGTCCGGAAGCTTATTGCGAGAAGATAAAATCTTTACGTGTAAGACTGGAGAAGCTTCTTTCTAGTTATGCGGACTGCATCGACTATCATTTTTTCCCGATCCTTATGTTGTTTGGAAATGTGGAGAATTTCTCCGGTGAGTTCAAGAATCGGGTGGTCGAGCTGACCGGGGAGGGAGCAAATGCCCAGTACCTTACCTGGTCACAGGTGCCTGACACCATCAAGTTTGAGGTAGAAACCTTGTTAAGTCAGATTTACGGACTGACCAATACTCCCAGAATCTCTTTTGACTCCCTGAAAGGTACAGGTAATGCCGTATCCGGTGTGACTTTCGATTATGTATTCATGTCTACCCACCTGAATGTGGAGAATCTGAATGAAACAGTAGGGGAGTTCATGCAACGACGGGTGAACTTTCTTGTTTCTGCGTTGGGTTCCGTAAATTCCACACTCGAATCGGCCTCTGAGACCATTGACGTGGATGTGCAGATGCAGCCGTATAAGCTGGAGGACATCAAGGACAAGATAGACACAGCAATCAAAGCTAAGGACGGTGAAATCTGGTCACAGCAGCGGGCCATCACCTTTGTGGGGAATGTGGATTCGGTTTTGGATGAGATTGAAGCCATCAAGGAAGAGCAGGCAGAGAAGCAGAAAAACGACATAGAAAAACAGAAACAGCTTTCCTCTTTGAAAGGAAACAGATCAGAATCTTAAGAATAGAACAATTTAGTCAGAAAAATTGCGGGGTTTATACAAAATGAACTGGGAAAAATTTAAAATATAGACTAATATATAGCGGTATCTTTCGAGGTACCGCTATTTTTTGTATGATTTGTTTTTAGATTCATATTTATATATTTGTGCGTATGTTTAACTTTAAAATATAAAAGAGTTATGGGAAAACCAATCAAAATGGGAAATGATGAGTTTATCTTGTATTGTCGGAAACAACATAAAGGAGATGATAAAAGTACGGCTCAATTGGGAAAACTGATTTGGGAATGGATTAGAGATAAAGCTGATGGTAAAAAAGTTGGCAAACGAGAGAATTGTGAGTGGGGCGATGAATCAGATAACGTATCTGTTACAGGACTCCCGTACACCGCTACGCAATTTGAATTTGATCGTGACTACCTTCCTGCTTTATATGACTATCTTGATACCTTATAATAATTATAGTAAAAATACGAATATTTATTTCTTTATTATTCGTTATTTTACTATATTTGCATCGTAATTAAGTCTTAAACGCTATGAGCTACAAATCAGTTAAAGACGTTGTAACGCTGCTTACTGAAAATGGCTTTTGGTTCGTGAGGCAGAAAGGTAGTCACATGGTTTACACTGATGGTAGTCATGTAGTTATTGTCCCTGACCACGGCAAAAAAGGCGTTGAGAAAGGCACTTATTACAACATTCTGAGGCAAGCGGGGCTAAAATAGCCCCCGCCTCTTTTGTTTAACGATAAAAAGGAGGTCGTATGAAAACCGTAGAAGTGATTGTAGAACATGCTGGAAATAATCTTAGTGCCTACATTGAAGGTGCTCCTGTGATTACTGTCGGCAACGACGTGAAGGAAATCGAGAAGAACATGAAGGATGCTGTTGAACTTTATCTGGAGTCATGCCAGGAAATGAATATCGCTCCAGTGGAAGTATTGCAGGGAGAGTTCACCTTGAAGTTCAAGATAGATGCAGCCACCTTCATTAACTATTACAGTAGTATTTTCACAAAGGCTGCTTTGAGCCGGATAACAGGAATCAATGAACGCCAGTTGTGGCATTATGCGGCTGGAGTACACAAACCACGCAAACAACAGTTGGAAAAAATTCAGAAAGGAATTAATGCGCTGACAGAAGAATTGGCAGCTATAAATTTGTTGTGATTATTAATTAAATATAAAGGAGGGTAGTACAATGAAAGCGAAAGATGTTAATCCAAGTAATTTTAAGGTTGAGAATGTTGTATTTGAAAATGATGATTTTTCTATAGCGATAGGTATTTGGGAAAATGGAGAAAGAAGAATGGCAATGAGATGGAATGGTTATGGAGATGATCCTGGATACCCTAAGTTATTTAAAAACCCAGTCTGGTTCATGGTTGATGACTCTTTAATTTTACCTTTTCTGAATGCTTTAAGGAACGTAAAAGATTCTGACAAAAAAGAAATAGAAGCAGCTATATTGAAATTTTAAAAGTATAATTGAATGATGATCCAGCGTGATTACTCAGGTAGTCACGCTTTCTTTTTACCTAAAAACGAACAATCTCTCAATTGTTTCGTATCGTTGACCTTAAAATTTCCTCTCACATATATCTCTCCATAAATTTACCGTAGAAAATTATTAATCAAACTCATACGGTATGACAATCTTTGAACAAATCTTGGCAGGACTGCAACAGAAATTCTCTGGGGCAGATAATGCCACACTTACCCGTATAGCTACGAAAAAGGCTGAGGGTGTAACGGACGAAACGAAGGTAACCTCCATTGTTGAGGGTATTTCATTTCAGGACGTGATGCAAAATTATGGTGATTTCCGTGCAGGACAGGCACAGACTTCCGCTGTTTCTAACTACGAGAAGAAGCATGGACTGAAAGACGGAAAACCGATCGAGGATCCGGAAGAAAAGAAAGACGAAAAAAAGGATGAGAAAAAGGACGAAGTCCCTGAATGGGCCCAGGCTTTGATTGATTCCAACAAGACTCTTTCTGAAAAGTTGTCTGTTTACGAAGCAGAGAAAGCGCAGGCGCAGCGTAATTCTCAAATCTCGGCGGTGGCGAAGAAGTACGGTATTCCCGAATTTATGCTGAAAGACCGCAACATTCCTGAAAACACGGACTTGGATACTTATTTCAAGGACATGAAGCAGGATATGTCTAACAGCGGGTTTCAGTTCTCCAAAGCTCCTGAAACTGCCGAACAGAAGCAGGAGAAGGAAGCGAGCGAGTTCGCCAAAATGATTGAGGCGGACACAAAATCTATTGTCGAACAACAAAACAAGTAATTTATGTCAGCAGGATTTAAGTACAACATTGAGCCTGAACCGTCCATCGAGGAACGTTATGACGTTTCTACAGGTGTAAGACGCAGAGGGCCTTACAAGCTGGACACGACCAACCTTGTAGCTGGTTCGTTCCTTCCATCCTTCACGCCGATTGCCGCCGACCTTGTAAAGAAAACCGCTCAGGTGGCTATCCGTGTGGAAGTCTATGAGAAATTTACAACCGGTTCCAACACCACATTGAAAATCAAGAAAAACTCTTTGGCTTATGTGGGTATGCATCTTGGAAACGGTGCACATGGAGCAACCATCAACTCCATCGACAAATCAGATGAGGCTTTCGACAAGTTGACGTTAGCAGCAGACTTTGGTGATACTTTGGAAGCTGGTACTGTACTCTATGAAGCTACAGCAGTAAACGGCACAACTCCAAAAGTTATTGCAAACTCGGCTTTGTATGAAAGAAAGCAGGTAGAGGATGGTGTCGTACTGGTTGCCCTTCTGATGAGAGCATTTGAGATTGAGCCGACTAAGTTGGTGATGCCTTTCTCGGACATCGACAAGGCAAATATGCCACACTTCCAGTTCAACGCTCCCGATGTAAAGCAAACTTCAAAAGGAACGGTTTACACTGAGGCTACGCAATCTGCAAGCGGATTGATGAGTGCAGCGGACAAGAAGAAGCTGGACGGTATCACAGCCAACGCCAATAACTACACACTTCCTGTAGCTTCATCTTCTGCATTGGGTGGAATCCAGCTTGGATTTGCTCAAACCGGGAAGAAATATCCGGTTGCGGTTGAAGGCAATAAGGCTTATGTGGAAGTTCCTTGGACTGATAATAACACTACCTATCAGGCAGCTAACTCAAGCACTTTAGGATTGGTAAAGCAAGGTACAAAAGTAGATGATGCAGCAGGTGGTGATGAAAAAGACAAAATCAACGCTCTTCTCGCATCATTAAGAGCAGCAGGTATTATCGCAAGTAAATAAAGAAAGGAGGACTAAGATATGATGCTAACTATTTATACCCTGTTTAACGACCCTAACATCGTTAACGCCGTTATCCAGCGCGTCCTTCAGACCCGTAAGGATACAATATACTGGCAGCAGTACTTGGACTTCCGTAGAACGACAACTCGTGTGTTCAAAGACTATATCGGTCAGGTTACGGGCGTGATGGCTGGTTCTATCAATTCCCGTTATGGAGAGAAACCGATTCGTGAACGTAGAAATATCGGTTCAGGATATGGTGAGATCGCTTATTTGGGTGATGCTTATCAAATCTCCATTGACCGATTGTCTGAATTGCAGGACTTAATTGACAAGTTCAATGCGGCAAAACCAGCCGATCAAGTGGCGGCCATGCAGGAAATTGTGAACTTCATCTACGACGATTACCGCCAGGTACTTTTAGCAGCGCACAAGCGCATGGATATTATCGTAGGTTCACTTCTGATGACCGGAGAAGCAACAGTCAAGAACAAGGACGACAATGCCGGAGGTATTGATCTGCTTAACATTGAATTGCCATTCAAGTTCATTAAGCCTGATACTGGTGCGAAGACGAACTTCATCACCTATTTGCAGCAGCAGATTAATGCACTGAAAGCGGACTATGGTAATTTCCAGAAAATGATCATGTCTCGTGGAACTTTCGTAAAGAATATCATCGGATCGGCTGAGTTTGGTGACAAGTTCAAGATGCAGCTTACAGGAAATGAGATGTATCTTTCAACCGGGTTGATTACCTCTCAACTGGCTTCCCAAGTGTTCACTGGCATCGGGCTTCCGGCCATTGAAATCAAGGAAGATTACGTAAAAGACCAGACCGGAAAGAACGTACAGATTTACACCGACGACCGTATCACCTTGCTTCCGCAGGATAAGGTCGGTTATATGCGTTTCCACACTCCGTACGAAGCAGTGGACGGCGTACCGGGACGTAACTACACCCAGGCAGACGGTGATATGCTTATTTCCGGTTACAAGGACAAGAACGGCCGTTATCTGGAATACACTGCAGAGTGGATTCCTCAGATTACGAACCCGAACCTTATTGTGAACTTCGATTTGACCACCATGAACGCATGATAGTAAAAGACTATATATCACAGAAGTTTCAGACCTTCGGCATCAACTTGTCGGAGGCTGACCTTTTGGAGATAAGTCTGTCTTCAGGGATAAGCGGAGAGGATGAGATGGGCCCGTCAAACATCGGACAGGTTTCGGTGGCTATGGCGAAGTCCATCCCCTCTCTATTACTCCGTGCCACTTCCATCAGCGAGAACGGTTTCTCTATGTCCTGGAATATTGAGGGCTTGAAGGAATATTACTCTTTCTTGTGTAAGAAGTACGGTCTTGAAGACACGCTGTCAGATAAACCTAAAGTCAGATTCCTATGATATTCGCTCCGCATACATTACAGATTAAAGTCATCATTCCGATGGGAACCGACGAGTTTGGCCGGCCTATTCCCGGAACCGGTGGAGAAAGCTGGCAGGACGTGTGTAGGTGCCGGTGTGACGATAACTCCACCAAGGAGTTTACTTCGGAGAACGGCGAGGTGTACCGACCGAATTTCCATGTTGTTTGCGAGAAAAGAATCTCCCTGAAGGCTGGTGATGAAGTAAGATGTATGGACGGTGAGAATATCCGGGGAACTGGCAAGGTTTACATGGTCAAGAATACGAATTATTTTGGTTACTCAGAGCTATGGATGTAAAGTTTGATTTTTCGGACGTGGATGGCTTTTTCGAGCAAGGTTATGCCGAAGTGAAAGCCGTTGAGGATAAGGTAGGAAAGGAAGCTGTCGATTATGCTGTAAAGAATGGCAGTTATCGGAACCGGACCGGAACGCTCCGTAAGTCAAACAAGTATTCAGTTCAGGATGACGGCTTGGAGTTGAGGAATGAAGCCGAATACGCATCTTTCGTAGAATCCAAAGGATACGAAGTCCTGACTGGTGCAGCCCTATTTGCTGAGAAACGATTAAAGGAAGAAGTCAAATGAAGAAATACATTGGTACAAAACAGGTAGAAGCAGAACCTATGACAATGGGAGAAGCTTATAGTAAAGGATTGCTGCAAGTTGGAAGAGCTCCATCGGAAGCCGAAAAGATTAGGGCTGGTTATCATGTGATGTACAAAGATGGTTATGAAAACTGGTTACCAGCGGAAGAGTTTGAAGAGGAATACAAGCTTGCCGATACTGCACTTGACCGTATGCTAATTGAAGGAGAAGAACTTACTGTTAAACTTGAAAAGCTTCAAGCTTTTGCCAGTACAGAGAAGTTTGAAGGACTTGATGAAGCTACAAAAGCTATGCTTGTAGCGCAGGCTAAAATCATGGCTGAATATCAGTGCGTACTGAACCAGCGATACACTAAGATGGAAAGTGGAAATGGTGGTTTCGGCTGTTTGTCATTTTCAATAGCTATTGTTCTTTTAGCAAAAGGATTTGCCATCAGAAGAACAGGCTGGAATGGTAAAGGATTGTTTGTTATCAAGCAAGTTCCGGCGCATATTGATAGTAACATTATTCCGAAGATGCAGTCGCTTCCACAGTCAGCCAAAGACCTTATCCTTAAAGGAAAGGGCTTCATTGACTATACAAGCCAGTGCCTTATCTACAATGAGAATACTGGACGTGCTGATTCATGGGTTCCATCCATCAGTGATGTATTTGCAGAAGATTGGGAGATTGTACAATGATAGTAACCACCGACATAGCGAACATACTCTACCGTGATTGCCAGCCTTTCGGCATTGATATTGTCCCTCATGGAAAGAAACTGACGGGCGAATTGAAATCCGAAAGGATTGTCATTCACGCAAAGAAACAACAACCGGGAACGTACTGGAAGAAGTCTTTCGTAGAAGTGAACCTTTGTGTTCCTGATCTGAATGAAGGCGAAGCCAATACCATCCGGCTGAATGAACTCGAGAAACAGGCTCAAGGACTATTTGACGGTATGACAGGGCGTTGTGACGGTACTACCTATCATTATTCCATCGACACAATCGGGACAGAGGAGGGCACAGCCTTAAAGTGTCACTATGTGAATGTAAGAATTTTGTTTGAAGTTTTAAATGTGAAATAATATGGCAGAAGCAAAGAAAATCACAGCCGTGAATATCAAGAAACTTTGGTATGGCGAAACAAGTGCTATTACAGCCGATTTGACCGGCCAAGCTTTGTACACTCTTTTGCAGGGCGAAACCTTGAAAGAGGTAAAGAATATCCATCAGGATACGTGGACGCTCGAAGAAGCAGAGGCAAGCCGCACCAACTACAAGAACGAGCTTACCGGTCAGACTTATCGCAGCGACAAGGAGATGGGCGATGTGACCGTTAACTTTACCATTGGCGAGTACGATTATCCGACCAAGAAAGACCTTATGGGCGGCGACGTCATCAACACCGACAAGGGTTGGAAGCGTGCGAGAGGTAAGGTGAACATCGAAAAGTTGATTGTAGCCCAGACTGAAGACGATCAGTATTGTGTCATTCCTCGTGCCGACATCGGTGCCCGTGAAGCAACTACGGACAAGGCTATTGGCCTTCCTGTAAGTGCTGTGGAGTTAGAGCCGAAAAATTCGGCAGTTGCGCCGGAGTATTGGTTCGATTCCGAAGAAGTTAAAGAGGCATGAACTGATGTAAAGGTCGTAGCAACGCCTTCAGATGCAACAGTAAAGCTGGACGGGCAAACGGTCAAGACCAAGAGGGTGAAATCTGGGATATCCGTTTCCTATGAAGTATCAAAGGCAGGCTATACCACACAGTCAGGAAGTATACCTACCTCCCTGTCTGATGCTTTCAAGACCGTTGAGAAGAAAATAACTCTCGCTCAAGAAAGTGGCGGTTAGTTTTCAGGATGTTTAATGGGTGGGGCTTCGGCTTCACCCTTTTTCTTTTAGTTATGAATCAAGGAGCAAAAATTATATCAGAATCTATTATTGGCAGTGACTTTAGAACAGTATTTGTTAATGGGAAAGCATATACTGTTTATCCTCCTACTGTTAACAATTTATCAGGTGCAATCTCTCATTTGTCTGGAGTACAAGAAGCGGACAATCTGAAAGAAGTTCTGTTCTCTTTAGGAGAGAGTAGAGCGTATAGTAAGGCATTATCGTGGTTGATTACAGGTGATGAGAGTTTGAGTGAGGAGTTAGCCAATGGAACATACGAAGAGAACGTGAACGCTTTGGAGGAAGCATTGTCCATGATTGACTCAAAGGTTTTTCTGAAAGCTGTCAGCTTGGCGAAGAACGTAAGTCTGCTGGCAGCGAAACCGAGGTTGTAGGAAATGATACTCTCTTGGGGCAGATAGCGTCGTTCATGGAAAATCTGCATCTGTCATACCGGGAGGTGGTCTACGAGATACCATACAGAAACTTAGTATTAATGCAGCGTGACAAGCTCCATACCGTTACAGGGACGAAGGTTACAAAGGTGAAGGGTAAGGACATGGCTTCGCGCGGAAGAAGAAACAAGAAATAGATATGGCTACACTATACTTTAAAGTCAGTTCAGATTATGATGAGGTTATCCGTCTGAGGAAGGAATGTGAGAAGTTGGAATCCCAACTCAAAAAGATGGACGTGAACAAATCCCCCGCAGCCGCCAAGGCATTGGAAACTCAACTGGCATCTGCTCGCCAACAAATGATGGGGCTGGTGACTGAGGCGGCCAAGGCTGGAGCCGTAATGGAGCACGATTTCAAAAATGGAATTTACAGCGCTTCACAAACAGTAAACAACCTCTCAGCAAATATTACATCACAAAGGGGGATCATTAGGCAATTACAAAATGAGCTTGCTTTACTGAAAGAGAAATACCGAGAAACTGTAAAGTCGGGTGGTGATACCAGTGGTATGTCGGAGCAGGTAAAAGCTCAAACCAATAAGTTAAGGGAGCAGAAAGATGTTTTGTTTGGACTTACTCAACAGCAGGCAGAGGCACGTCTTACAGTAAAAAAATTGAAAGATGAATATGCAGCTTTCAAAGAGGAAGCAGGTGAAACTGTAGAAGCCAATGAAAAGATGTCCGTTTCCTTGACAAAAGTATTAGGCGTGATTGGTGGGGTTACAGCCTTGAAAAACTTTGTTACAGAGCTTGTTAATGTACGAGGGCAGTTCCAGCAACTTGAAATTGCTTTTTCAACCATGCTAAAAAGTAAGGAAAAAGCAGATAAGTTGATGTCAGAACTGGTGGATATAGCCGCGAAAACTCCTTTTGATCTCCAGGGAGTGGCATCCTCTGCTAAACAAATGTTGGCTTATGGATCATCCGCAGAGAGTGTTGGCGATGAACTGGTGATGCTTGGTAATGTTGCGGCTGGTGTTGGATCTCAACTCAGTGAAATTGCTTATCTCTATGGTACATTAAGGACGCAGGGTAGAGCTTATGCCACAGATATTCGTCAATTTGCAGGACGTGGTATCCCTATTTATGAAGAACTGGCAAAGGTTCTTGGTGTTACAAAGGACGAAGTTTCCGGTTTGGTCACAGCAGGTAAGGTCGGCTTTAAGGAAGTAGAACAGGCATTCAAGAACATGACCAGCGAATCCGGAATCTATTATAATTTGATGCAGGAGCAGTCAAAATCTCTTACGGGGCAGTTAAGTAATCTTGGGGATGCTTGGGACACCATGCTCAATGAAATCGGTAAGGACACACAAGGAATAGCATCCTCCGGAATATCTGCTGTGAAGGGGCTGATTGAGAACTATGAAACGGTAGGTAAGGTCTTATTGGGATTGATAGCTACTTATGGAACTTATAAAACGGCTCTAATTGTTACGAGAATTACTCAAGATGCGTTGACTGCACGTATGGAGCTTGCAATACTTGTAACTAAAGCACAGACTGTAGCGCAAAAGGCATTGAATTTGGCAATGAGCGTTAATCCGTATGCTGCGATAGCAACAGTTGTGGTAGTCACGAGTGCCGCTTTGTTAAATTATGCTAGTAATCTTGATAAATGCAAGAAGGGAATTGATGCATACAATAAATCTGTTGAGGAGGCAGCAAGGAAAGAGGCAGAGCATAAGGAAGAAATTGGAAAGCTTTTGTCAGTAGCGCAGGATGAACAGTCTTCTACTGAAGACAGAAAAGAAGCATTGATTCGTCTTGAGCAAAAATATCCAGACATATTCAAGAAATATAAAACAGAGGCAGACATGCTTCGTGATATTTTGAATATAAAAAAACAAATTAATGAGGAAGATGAACGAAGAAGAAATGTTTCCGATCAAGAAGAACTAAATAGATTGAATGCGGAAATCAATAAACTGAATGAAGCCATTAAATCGGCATCGCAGTCTGGTGCTGGATTATCCGTACAGTCATTGGTTAATGAAAAGAACAATCTTATTAAGCAGCGTGATCTGAAACAGGAGGAGGTTAATAAGAAACGACATGATGAAATACTCTCAGACCTTTCTGGCTATTCTAATGAGCAGCTTCAAAAAGAGGTGGACGTGAGAGAACGTTTGATGAAACGTTTGGAAAATGCTCAAAAGCTAGGAAATTCTGTCAAAAATGGCAAAATATTGAATGGAATATTGCCTGGTATCAAGACCAACGAACAGTTGCAAGCCGAGAAGCAAGCTATTGAACGGGAACTGAATAATAGAGGAAAGACAAATGATGAAACAAAAAACAAAAAGTATTGGGAAGATAAAAAGAAAGAAGCTGAAGCGGCTCGTGATGCGTTAGATGTATCTGAGAAAAATTCTGAAGAATGGAATAGATATACTCAGCAGATACAAGAAGCTCAGTCCCAGATTGAAAAGTATTCTGATTCTAGCACATTTTTAAAAGACTCCGAGCGACAAAAGAAAGAGCAGCAACAGCTTGCAGAAGAACTCCTTCAGCTTCGTTTCAAGAACCAGCAGGATGAAATAAACCTGATGGAAGAAGGTTCTGAAAAGAAGCGTAGACAGATTGAGCTGGATTACCAGAAAGAGTATGCAGAAATTCAGAAATTAGAGAAAGAGTGGGGTGGTAAAAATGGCGGTAAACTTACACAAGAACAATCTATTGAAATTTCAAGACGATATACCAATGCTGAAAGTAAATATGATAAAGGTATTTCTGAACTTGAAGGTGGTTTTACTCCTGAGCAATTAAAGACATCCATGAATGAATATCTTGCAGCTTATGGAACATATATTAATAAACGCAATGCTATTATAGCACTGAGTGAAGAAAAGAAGAAAGGAAAGAACGAATGGGAGAAAAAAAGCATAGATGAAGAAACTAAACGTACTCTTTCTGATTTAGATATTGAAGCTACAAAGACCACATCGTCAATTTCCCTGTTGTTCGGTGATATGAAGGATAAAACTCTAAAAGATTTACAAGATATCAATGAGAAAGGTAAAGCTGCTTTAGAGTTTTTGAAATCTGGTGAATGGAATGAAGAAAAAGGCTTAGAATTGGGTATAACCAAAGAAACTTTTGAAGTATGGAGCCAATCACCTGAAAAACTAAAGAATATTTCTGATGCATTAAGGGATAACAGAAAGGCAGCGGATGATCTAAGGCCGTCTTATGATAAAGTTGCAGACGGATTGAAGAAAATCTTCATGTCTGGAGATGATACAAAGAAGCTGAAAGAGTCCCTCTTTGATATTCAAGAAGGCATGAACGAGATTATGCAGGTAGGATCATTCCTTTCTGATACATTTTCTTCTCTTGGTGATGCCTTTGGTAATGATACTTTTACAGATATTGCAGAAGGTATTAACGTTGCTATGGATGCTGCTAATTCTGCAATGCAAGGAGCACAAGCTGGATCTGCATTTGGCCCTTGGGGAGCAGCAGCAGGTGCTGCTATAGGTTTGGTTAGTTCACTTGCTTCTTCTATAGCAAAAATCCATGATAAAAAGAATGAAAAACGCATTCAAGAATTACAAGATCAAATTGAAGTTCTTGAGAAATCATATGAGAGACTTGGTAATTCCATTGAAAAGGCATATTCTAAAGATGCTTCTAATTTAATTGATCAGCAAAATAAACTTTTAGAGCAGCAAAAGGTTCTCATTCAACAACAGATTAGGGAAGAACAAGATAAAAAAAAGACAGATAATGACCGTATTAAAGAATGGCAACAGCAAATTGAAGAAATCAATAATTTGATTGAAGAAAATAAAGAAAAAGCTGTAGACGCTATTTTTGGAGAAGATGTAAAAACTGCTATAGAAGACTTCGCTTCTGCATATGCAGAGGCTTGGTCTAACGGAGAAGATAGAGCCGAGTCAGCAAAAGACGCAGTGAAAAATATAATGCGCCAGATGGTTACAGAGTCTATTAAATCTGCAATTCAAGCTTCTGGATCAATGGAGAAAATAAGGCAAAAACTTCAGGAATTCTATGCTGATAATGTCCTTTCAGGATGGGAGCAAAATTATATCTACAATATGGCTGAAGAACTCCAGAAAGAGTTGGATAAACAATTTGGTTGGGCTGATAGCCTTATGAAGGATGACTCCAAAGAGCAACAATCTGCCTCCGGTAGAGGTTTCGGTACAGAAATGACTCATGAGGATGCTGGTGAATTAAGTGGGAGATTTACTGCTGTATATGAATCAAACCTTCGCATAGAAACAGCTACCCAACAACAGACAATTGCTATTACAGAACTGCGCGGATCAATTTCCAGCTTAATTACTCAGACGCAGGGTATGTGTAATATTGCTGATGAAACACGCACTATATTAGCTAACTCCTATTTAGAATTGCAGCAAATCAGAGAAAATACAGGTGAGATTATTAAGCCAATTAAACAGATACAAAAAGATATAGAAGAAGTAAAACGTAACACATCAAGATTATGATAGAAGTAAAGGATATTTTAAATAAAGCGATAGGATTAGGAGCATGTTCTCAATCATCTAAGGCTACAGATTGGAAAAGTCTTGTGTGGCTTTTTTTCTCTCCTCAGGGATGTGAGTTCTGTAAAAGTATTAATTACCCTTCACTGGAGATGTTTCGCTCAATGAAAGGGAATGTAGAGTCATTCGGAGTACATATAGAAGAAAATGTGAAAGCAGTAAACGAGGATAAGGCAATAATCGGCGGTACTGCTGAATTGACTTTTCAAGGTACGGATAAAGCTTATAAAGTAATTATCATGCACAGTGGCAATGTTCGTATTACAATAAGTAATTATGCAGTTGTCCGTATAGAGAATATTAGTGGTAATTATGAGATTATTAACGATGGAACAGGAAAGGTATTAATATGAGTGGGGATTTAATTATTAACGATAGAGATGCCTTGACAACATGGGGTGTCCGCATGGGCGACGGTTTTCTCGATGCAATCGACGGATTCAATGAGATGAAAGACTATATTGAGGATGAAAGCCGACTGGAACATGGCAAACGTGTGATTACTGACAACGCAAAAGTAGATTCGCGTGAAATCACTCTCCAGTTTACGATCGAGGGAAATTCAGAAAACGATTACCGATCAAAGAAAAAAGCTTTTCAGACAGAACTGGAAAAAGGTGCCGTAAATATTAAAGTTCCAGCATTGGGAGATGAAATATACAAGTTGATTTATCTTGGAAAAAGCATTTCTTATGGGATGAGTTCTGACCGCTGTTTTGGTAAATTTTCAAGCAAGTTCGAGGAACCGAATCCTATGGACAGAAGCGAATAACAAACATTCACCTTATTGTTTCAAATGGGAGTCCTGATTTTTAGGGCTTCCATTTTCTATTTATGAACTTTGGGGATATGATAGACATTAAAGACATATCAGGTAAAACAAGACTTTCCATCTCTATTAATAAGGGAGCTAAAGGAAAGTTCACTCTGATGAAGGAAGACTATATAATTCTTCCTTTTTCGGTTGCTAAGCCTGTGCAATTTAAACTTGGTGATTATGTAGATTTATCCGGTGTCCTTGATGAATCATTAGGTGGAAAGCTGGCGAAAATCTATGAGATAACTGACCTTCAGAAGCCTACTTACAACACTTCAACTGGCGGCTATGATTATAATCTCCAGATGAACGCCTATTACTGGAAGTGGAAGAATAAAATATTTAAATACACTCCGGAACATGCAGGAAATGAAGCATCCTGGTCGCTTACAGCAGCCCTTGATGTGCAGCTCGGAGTGTTCCTTCGTAATCTGAAAGCCTTAGGATATACTTACCGTGGGGCAGACTTTACTTTCAGCATAGACGATACTGTTGAGAATAAGGCCGTGGCGATGACCTACGACAACATGAACTTGTTGGATGCCTTATTCTCAATGGCGGGTGAGGATAAGTGGAACTGCGATTGCTGGATAACGGACAACGTGATACATTTTGGGCGAAATGAGTTCGGTGATGCCGTTAAAATCGAGCGTGGTGTCGAAGCGTCGTCTATCACCCGCAGCGAAAGCCAGGGTACTTATGCCACCCGTATCTATGCGTTTGGTTCAACAAAGAATATCCCCACAAACTACCGTCCGACCGATGAGCAGGTAGTGGTGAACGGCGTAGTCCAGAAACGGCTTATGCTTCCGGCTGACACTCCCTATATTGATGCATACGAGAGTATGTCGCAGGAAGAAGCCATCGAGAACGTGGTGGTATTTGATGATGTCTATCCCCGGCGTGTTGGCACTTTATTAGACGTACACACACGAACCGAAGAAGTGGAGAATGAGGACGGCACGAAAGAAACTATTACGTACTATCGCTACAAGGATGCTGGGTTAGAGTTCAAAGAAGAGTATATTCTTGAAGGTGAAGAATTGAAAATTCAGTTTCAGTCAGGGAAGCTGAATGGTATGGAGTTTGGCGTAATCTTCAATCCCAAGCCGAAAGATGAAAGTCGGGGAGATCAACTTTGGGAGATTGTCCGCAATGAAGATTATGGCCGACCATTACCGGATGATATGATGTATCCTGCCAACGGCGATGAATATATTCTTTCAGGTTTTGATATCCAATTGGTGTCCGACCAATATATTCCAGAAGCCGAGCAGGAATTGAAGGAAAAGGCGCAGAAGTACGCCGATAAGGTAAAAAAGGATGACGGCACCTATCCGACTACCCTAAGAAGCTCATGGGTTAAAGAGGATTTGATTTCACGAACTTTCGAATTTGGTCAACGTATCAATCTCGTAGATGATACATATTTTGAAAATGGACGCATTTCACGTGTCTTGGGATGGGAAATGAATCTTGATATTCCGTGGGATTCTCCAGTTTACACGATTGGGGAAAGTATGCCTTACTCTCGCATCGGTGAAATTGAAAGTGATGTCGAGTCCTTAACCTACAAGGGACAAACATATTTTGGAAAAGGCGGCGTATATCTTATCAAAGTAAACGATTCAACTGCTCCAAGTGATAGTAATACGTTTTCTGCACTACGGGCATTAAAAATGTTCCTTCGAAAGGACCAGTCGGACGGAACTAACTTCTTATTGAAATTCGGTGAGTTTATCGATTCAATGATTGCCGGTAAGGGAGCTGGAATATTCCCGGACGGACGTGGTCAGTTCGAGAGACTGGAGGTGCGTGGTGCAATGATTGTGAAGGAACTTATCTACAATCGGTGGTTTTCTCAGGAAGGCAACGTCACTTACTCCGAGGCAGGAACCATCGAACGTATTGAACTTCTGTCGGACGGTACGTATGACCTGTATCTCCGACATCGCTGGGAGAATGATATCACAGCATTCAAAGCTCAGGACGTAAGTTACGGCTCTGTGAATAATCTTAACTCAACCGGAGAATATTATGACAGCTGGTTCCGTGTCCTTAGTGTCATGCAGGCAGAAAACAAACTGAATGTCGTGCTCTATCCTGATGAAGAGGTTCCTGGAGGGAAAAACTATGAACCCGCTGTCGGTATGGTGATTACCCGTCGTGGAAATGCCGTAGACGAAGAAAGACAAGGATTCTGGTACATATCATCGTACGAAGGCTGTATCTGTATGCTGGATGGTGTAACGAAACCTATACTCTCCGAATCTAACTACAGCATCATTATCGGTAAGCTGAAACGGTTGTCCCTCTTTGACAATCTTCCGATAAACTATCTCCAGTCTTATGTCTATTGTCGTGGTATTGCCATACAGGACCTCATGCGAATAGACTATCAAGGTGTAGTTGTCGTACAACTCAATGACCGTGGCTTTTGGTCATTGGAGGTAGCTCAGAGTGATACTCCTTATACGGCTGGAAAAGAAACGGTAGATACTGTCTGGCATTACGGCTGTCGTTGGAAATGCCTTGTCACAGGGACGACTGACGAACCTCGCTATGCCAGCACCGGCTGGGCGATGATTGAGGGGAATCCGGCATTTACTATTGACATTGAAAGCGAAAACGGTTGGCAGTTTGACGGGAGTCAGCTTCAGGAAGAAGTAGTATTTACGACTTTAACCGTAACCGGACAACTTTACAACCGTGACGTGACAGACAGCATACTTAATACGGATGTAACCTGGACGCGAGATACGGGCAACGTATCTGAGGATAATGCTTGGGCGATCAAGAGAGCTGATGCAGGTAAGACTCTTACACTAACACCGGACGATTTGGGAGTCGAATTTGGAAGGACTAAAATGGTATGTTCATTCAAGGCAATGGCTTTACTTCGTGATGGTCAGCAGACAGAAATAGCAGAACAAACAATAACATTCTAAATCATTATGATATGGTGGAAAGAATTTGTAAAAATACAATAAGAGCAGATGCTAACGGTAATGTTATAAGGAGCTTTTTAAATAGCTTATATCTTGTCATTTTCGAATCTAACGGAAAGGAATATGTTCGAGGTGTATCAAGTGATACCTTTTTAAATGATTCTGATATTGCCGAAAAAATTGGGAAAGTATATGGATTTTCAGAATATAATCTGATACAAATTATCGTGCTATAATATGGGAATAAAAAGTAAAACAAAAAGATTGGATGTCAACTACACACCTCTTCAGATTAGTGGAAGTATAGAGGTTGTTGGTAGTGTTCCGGCACGGCAGGTATACAGTGCGGACACTAAGGAATATACACCTGATTATTATCTTACACCTCTCGTCCTGTTTCCGCGGTGCAATGCAACCGATCCGGATTCCTATCTGAAGAGCGGTCCGGTAAATGCCTCCCTTACTAACATGAAGTGGTATCAGATAGTCGGAACCCAGCGCACATTGATTAGTTCTGAAAATATCGACTACGAGATAACCACAGAGGGAGATTCTAAGGGACAGATTAAGGTAAAACGTAATCCTCCAGCTGCTTCATCGCTGGCTTTTGAATTTTACGCAGAATATGTCGATACCCGTACCAATCAGGTATATGTATTCCGCATGAGTACGGTCATTCCCGTATCGGACGCAACACTCCCGGCACCGGTTCTGAAGATTGACAGTCCTGCAACCGTGGCATGGAATCCGTTACGCAATCCGTTGACACGTAAGATAACTGCATCCGTGTTTGCCGGTGAATCTGACATAGCCTCAGACAAGCAGAAGTGTAAGTTCTTCTGGTTCCGTATGAACGAAGGAAGTCTGGAACCTATTACGGATGGGAATGGTGACAATGACTGGGAAGTTGAAGCAATAGACCACAATACTCTTACAATCAATCAGGATTACATAGGGGAGGAACAGACATACGTCTGTAAGCTGGGGTATTCGGCAGATGGCAGCTTACCTTCTGCTCCTCCTGACGATGCTCCTACTGCAACAACTACCATCCGGCGTCGTATACCAGAAGTGGAAGTCGACTGGAAGGGAGCACCCACGCAGGTTGCCGGAGGAACGGAGAAAATTACACTGGAAGCGTTCGTCACTGACGGAATGGGTGTTGTCCCTAATCCGGAAGAATGGCTAAGATTTCTCTGGAATGTCAAATCACCGTATTCACAGAGTTATAGCAAGCAGGCTGAGGGCATCAAACCTACGATTACATTTATTCCCGGTATGATGCTGCAAGTTGAGGTCGAGGATCGTGGTCCGCAAGCTATACTTGTAGATGATACGGACGGATCCGTTTTGCAGGACGCAGACGGAAATGTACTTTTTGACAGAATCAACAATTAAAAAAATATACGATTATGGCATACTATGTGAAAGTGACAAAACAGGTAGCAGATAAGATGGGGCTTACAGCTATACGTAACATGACGGCAGACGGAAACGTGCTGTTGTGGCAGGCTGATTTGAATCAGATTGAAGGTGATACGATTTTTGACAGAGCAGCTCGCGTGGGCGGTGTGGCTTTGACACCGCAGTCTGCCCGTTTGGAAACAGACGGTATGGATAATCCGGCAGAGGTAACTACTCCAGATGAATACAAGGATGACGAACCTACTATCTTGCCGGAGTTCCCGGAAGTAGACGATGAAACAGCAACTGATCAGGAAGGAGGAGGCGATGAGTGAGGCAAGTGCAGTACGTCAGGTTGTGTTCCTTAGAAAGGGTAGTGTATATATGCCTTTCCTGCAATCGAATATGGGTGACTTGTATCAGGAATATCAGGGTACAGCAAGTAGCCCGACTAATATCTCTCCGGATTTTTCAACATTAACACCTATGCTAAGTTACATTATTACGTCTTCATTGGTCGCAGCCGGACTGGTTGTTCCCAACTCAGTTAAATGGTACTTCAATGACACTGAATTGACATTCGGTAGCGACAAGGTCTCAACGAATAACTTTAATGGGGAAACCGGACACTTTCAAAGTGTGCCGTATTCGGCTGGTGTACAGAATTACTTTGCTTTGAGGATCAAGAAAAATCTTGTCAAAGCATCCGGAGGTGCGGCATGCAATATAAAAGCTGAAGCCACTATTGCGGTCGGTAATACCTCCGACAAGGTGCAGGCTGTGTATAACATACCGATTACGGTGGGTGTTGGAAATAGTAAGCGTGTTACCATTATGGCAGGCGACAATAAGTTCTTTACACTCACCGACAAGGGTGATTCCTGTATTTTGAAGGCTGTTGCGTGGATAGGTAGCGACCAGTTGAACGCCGGACAGACTTACAAATGGTACACTCTCCAATCCGGTTCATGGGCTGTACTTAACGGGCAGACGCAGCAGACACTGACCGTTACAAACGACATGGTTGATACTACGGGGCAATTCAAGGTAGAAGTATATCAGGATGGAAACCTTATCGGTATGGATGTTCAGACGGTCATAGATGCAAGTGATCCGTTCGACATCCTACCGAATCCTAATCCTGAAAACGAAACCATCGAGCAGGGTTCCGGTGGAAGTGTTACTTATACGCCTATTCTTGTAAAGAGAGGCAGCACAACAAAATACAAGGACATGAAGTTCTTCTTCGTGTTCACGGATAGTGCTGGCAATATCCTTAATCCTGACACGGCTAAGGTTGCTTCTTATACAGGTACGGTAACGGAGGCTATGTGTGAGCAGGCATCCGGTAATGTTGCAGTAGTAATAACAACGGAGGAATAGTATTATGATTGCAAGTAAAACGACAGAGGTTAAGTTTAATACGAGATCTATGAATATTGCATATCCTGCAGGTGTATATGACAAGAACGTTAAGTACGAATGTACTACCAGAATGTCGCCATTCGTTGAAGAGGATGGAAGCTATTATTTGATGAATAAAATAGGTACATGGCTGGGTACAGAAACTGGCATTTCCCCAAAAGAAGACTATGCGCAGCATGGAAATGATGCTACATGGATTTATATGGAAAAATACAAAGCCGTGTTTCTGGAAGTCCTTTTTGCTGATTTCGCGAAATTGGGTTCTGCTGTTTTTCTGGAGGATTATATGATAAGTCAATATGGTGAGGATGCTTCCGGCCAGCAAACCCAGTCTTATCAGAATTTTGATCCGACTAAATTAGGTCAAAGTAATTGCCCGTTTACTCCAAGGACATATATAGATTGGCTTACTGGAAAAGCATCTTTCGGTGATGTTGAAGTTAATGGGGTCTTGAATGAAGCATGTAAGATCTTTGATGTAGGTGATAATACGTTTACAGCTGTAAATCCAGATATAAGAAAATATTATATTCCTCTTGGCTCATCAGGAAAGGTTCTTAATTTAAATCTTGATGACATAAATAAGACAAAGGTGCCAATTAATATTAGATTTTATTGCATGGGAACGAATGCCACTATCAATTTTGTGACATCAAATAGAAACATGCTTCCAATTGTATATTATCTGGCAAAGAAACCATCAAGCGTATTGTCTAAAAGTATTAAAACTGTGCACATGTATCAGGGAACCTATATGTCCGTAACTTTTCTTAATCAGAATGAATCGGTCGGATATGGCTTTCACGGCTTTATTGAAAATTATGATCATTTTGAGTTTGAAAGTGGAACATTAGATTTAGTAATACGTACAATTCAAAATTAATAACTTAAAATTTACGATATGATACAGAAAAAATCTTTAAAAGACGCGATACAAAATCCTGAGATAATTTCAGTTGTGGGAGAACTGATCGGCGTAGCTAATTCAACTCAAAATGGCCTTGTATCTAAAAATTGGTGTTTTCCGAAAGGAATGGCTGTTACCCCAGAGCAAGAAATAGACAATCTTGAAGCTGGTATATATTCTGTTGGCGCTGGTAACAAAAATATACCCGATAGCACAACTGGAGTGCTGTTTGTTGATACGGATTTAACATACAATTACAAGCTACAAAGATTTTATGACACAAAAGGCAATAATAAATACCGAATAAATACAGGTTCTTCGTGGCAAGAATGGATATAGGAGGCTATCAACCTCCTAAGCCCATCCACTCCATTTACCTTGATTCGTTTTATTTCTTGTTTTTGTCAAGGAACTAAATTCATCGAAAACAAGTTGTCTAACACAATTGCCAGCAGAATATACTACTAAAATTCCATATGTTGGAATACCAGATGTTTTATTATTGTTTAAATAATACCATCCGGCTTTAACGCAATCATCTAAGTTAGTCCCAGCATTGATGTTTCCCCTATAAAAAAAACCATCTTTACTAAGTAATCCGTCTTGGTTAGCATTTGCCGTTCCAATCAGTCCTCCCACTCGGATTTTTCAGCATATTTTAGTAAAGAAAAATCTGGATGGAAGGTATTTAGGCATTTAAATCGACATCAATAGCATCATCATCCGGTTCAGAAAGTTGAGGTTCAGATGGTAACGAATCATCTACAATCATTAACCCTTTACCGAATATCCAAACTGATAAATTATTTGATGATATTTTATATTTAATTTTTACGCCATAATTTTTATCAATATAAGCTTTACTAAGTTTTGCTACTTCAAATCCTGGAGATGATGATGAATTATATCTCTTTAACGACATAAAGAACACACCTGAAGGTTGGTTCTCGAAAGAAGACAAAATTAAAAGAATTTCTTTGTCGTATAGTGCATATGAACTCGGTATAACTATCAAGCGCCATTGAGTATTAGTAAGTCTAACAAAACCTTTGATTATCCCTGATTTAGTAGCAGTGGCTTCCGGAAGTAGTCCTCCCACTAGTCGGATTTGCCTATTCTTTTGTAAATATCTATCTTCGTTCTAAAAATGGATAAGATAAAATACCGGCTTGTCTACAACCGCAAGAAACAACTCAACAAGCAAGGAACAGCACTCGTACAAGTCGAAGCATCACTCAATCAGCGCAAAATTTATTTCAAAACGAATATATACCTTCGACCAGAACACTGGGATAAGCGGACAGCACAGGTGTGTAATCATCCGCAAGCGAACGATTTGAACGCCATGCTATTCGAGTTTGTCCTGCATCTGCAAAGAATAGAATTGGAGTTATGGAAAAGAGGGGTTCCGGCAACGCTGTCACTCTTGAAGGACGCAATGAAGAAGAACCGTCCGGTTAATGTAACTTTCCCCGTTTTTGCAAAGGAATACGTTACGCATTCTGATCGTCGAGAGAGTACAAAAGAGAATCTGTATACAACCATAACCGTGCTTCAGGAGTTCCGCCCTGGATTGGACTTCAAGGACATAACGTATAGCTTTTTAAAAGACTTCGAGGTGTATTTGCGTGAGAAAGGTAACGGAATAAATACCGTGGCTAAGCATTTGAGACAGCTCCGTACGCTGGTAAATGAGGCGATAAATCAGGGGTACATTCATGCAGACGCTTACCCATTCCGCAAGTTTAAAATTAAACAAGAACGAGGCCGGCATGAGTTCTTGACACCGGATGAATTAAAGAAGCTGGAGAACTTGGAAGTAAACGATAGAAAGTTGCGACACGTGCTGGATGCTTTCCTGTTCTGTTGCTATGTCGGTTTGCGTTTCTCTGACTTTTGCCAGCTCAAGCAGTCTAATTTTATTAAGGTGAATGGCAAGCGGTGGCTGCATTTTAAGTCGGTTAAGACGGGTATAGAACTTAGATTGCCACTTCATCTTCTTTTTGAGGGAAAGGCACTGGCTATTCTGGATCGATACAATATAGCAGAGTTCGCCAGCCTTGGCAGTAATTCGGAAGTGAACAAGGCTCTGTCTGTTATTGTCGGTATGGCCCGGATCAAGAAGCACGTAACCTACCATACCGCACGTCATACCTGTGCAACTTTGTTGATCCATCAGGGAGTGCCGATAACCACCGTTCAGAAGCTGCTCGGTCACACTTCAGTTAAGACGACGGAGATTTATTCGGAGATACTTTCTAACACAATCGTAAGGGATTTGAAGGCAGTAAAAAGAAAGCGAGTTGTAAATAACTTTCAAAGTTATGCTTCAGCTCGGTAGAGTATGGGTAGACTTGATAGGGCTCTACCTAAATTCTACTGACACGCCTTGTCACCCTTTTTGAAACCTTTTATTCTTTGTTCGTTTTTGCATCATTTATCTTCGCTGGAAAAGGGAGGTAAATGAGTAGATTTGTTGTGAAATAGTAGTTGCGCCCATGAGCGTGTTCCTTTTTCTAGGGATGCGCTTATGGGCGTTTGTCGTATTATAAGTGCTACCAAATTCCGGTATGCGAGAGATATATAAAGACATATTGTTTAACTAAAACCTTAATTGTATGAAAAGATTCGTTTTCATGTGTGTTGCACTGTTGATGTGTGTAGTGAGTGTTTTTGCGGAAACTTCCGTTAGTGTAGAACCTTCTGTTCCGGAGTTCCTGACAGGATTTGCCAGCTTCACCGGACTTGTTACTGTAGTGGTGCCTTCAGTTGTAGGTTTCATTGCTTCCAAGTTGCAGAACCCGATGAATCGCTGGGTTACTATGTGGGTTACGGCGGTAGTCGGCGTAGTCGTAACCTTCTTCAGTTGGTGGATGAATTTAGGATTCCCTCCGGCAGATGCAAGTATCTGGATAGTATTGATTGACTCGTTATTCGTAGCATTGGCATCAACTGGTATAGTTTCGGTGGTAACGTCGGAATGGCTGGCCAAGCTGTTTGGTTCTAAGACAAAGACAGAGTAATGCAGAACCTAGTTACCATCATAGCCCCGCAGCTGCTAGTTGCTGGGGCTTACTCATTCGTAGGAGAGATAAAAGGGGTAGTGTTCGAACTCCGATGGATGCTGGCTTTCATTGTCGTGATGATCGTAGCGGATTTCGTTCTGGGTATCATCGACAGCGTGGTAAAACGTGGTGAGGATTTCCGATTCAGCAGGGCCGGACGGCGGACGATGTGCAAGTTCATCGAGTATAATTCGTATCTGGTGTTGGGGTTCATGCTGGGTATTGCTATTCTCCAGCCAGTTGGAATCTGTTCCTATACAATTAGCTCCATGTGCGGGTTAGGGCTGGCTATTGTTTTCGAGTTTGATAGTATCATGGAGCATATATGTGCCATACATGGAATTAAGAATAAGATTTCCATTAAGAGGCTGCTGGTTGGATACATCAAGAAGAAATATGCTACAGCTGGGGAAATAATCGAAGAAGTAACAAAAGAGGAGGAAAAGAAATGAATAAGATAGATGCGATTGTAGTTCACTGCTCGGCCACACGTGCCGGACAGGATATAGGTAGAAAAGAGATTAATCAGATGCACGTGGCTCGTGGTTTCCAATGTATCGGGTACAATTATGTGGTAAGATTGGACGGTACGGTGGAAGTTGGCCGAAGCCTGACCATTGACGGGGCACACTGCAATTCTAAGGGCTTAAGTGGTATATCCTACAACAAGCATTCCATCGGTATCTGTTACATCGGTGGACTGGATGCTCACGGTAAGGCGGCTGATACCCGAACTCCTGAACAGAAGAAAGCATTGCGCGAATTAATCGCAAAGTTGATTAAAGAATATCCGGATATTAAGGAAGTGTTGGGGCATCGTGATACTAGCCCAGATCTCGATGGTGACGGCATTGTTGAGCCTAACGAGTGGACGAAGATGTGTCCTTGCTTCGACGCTAAGGAGGAATACAAAGATTTGCTCCCATGAAACTCTATAACTACATAATTAGGAAGGTGAGTCGGTGTATTACGCTGGCTCCCTTCATGTGTTTGTTATTAGTTTGTTCCTGCCGGACGGTTAAGTATGTTCCTGTAGAAACGATAAAGATTGATACGACCTATATAAACAAGTTACAGCGTGATAGCATCTACATGCTTGACAGCGTGTATGTAAAGGAGAAGGGAGATACCGTCTTGATTGAAAAGTATAAGTATCTATATCGTGACAAGCTAGTAAGAGATACTATGTACATTTCAAAGACGGATAGCATCCAAGTGCCTTATCCGGTCGAAAAGGAATTTACTTGGTGGTTGAAAATAAAGATAGCTATTACCGACTTTGTAATGGTTGTATGTATTCTGGTAATTATATTTTTTGTTTTACGTTTATTTAAAAAGAAGTAAAGAATCTATAGATGAAAATGAGTAAGAGCTTTATTTTTTTATTAGTCTAATTTTGATACTATAAAAAAAATCATGATATTTGCAGAAATCTCAATAAAGACTATTGTTAGTAATGAAAATGCTATTCATATAAAGAATAGCGTTTTTATTATATTTTTATTAAAAAAAACTAGCAATCGCTAGTTTATAAAACACACATTGCTATTGTAAGAATTACCATTGCAGCAAGACCTATACAAGCAACTATTTTAAATGCCCATTTGAACCAAGTTGAATACTCAACTCTAGCAAGA